TCACAGGTCGGGCAATCCCAAGATCCGCCGCATCGTGGACAGAAACACCATCGAGCTACGGGCCTGTGCGTGCTGGTCCCGTGTCAGCTGGTCATACATATCCAGCACCTCCAGCGGGATCTGTCCTACCCGGCCTGCCTTGAAGGCCTCCATCGAGACCACCTGAGCCTTGTGGCGCTCATCTTCCATGCCCTTCTCCAGCGTCTGGCGGCGGGAGTGCCGCCCCCTCGATGCCTTTGCTCCCCCCTCCAAGCCTGTTGCAGGCGAAAGAAAACCAGCACCACTGTCCCTCGCCTGGGCTTTCTCCTGCGATCCCTTTCCACTGGCCACCACCTGCAAGTCCTTCTTGTCCATCAACCAATGCCCCTGTATCGATAGGGCCGGCACCATCGCCGGCGTCTTCACATTGGTTTCATCCAAGCAGATCCGATGGCTGCGCAAAGTTGCAGCAGCTACTCCGTCACGGCTTTGTTCAGACGCGCGGCCAGCTTCGGGTTGAGGATGATGCCGGCCTCGGCCCTGGCGCTATAGCGGGCGCGGTTCTTGATGGACTGTTGCAGGCCGCTCGAAGTGATGGCCAGTTCCGGATTGACCTTGTTGAAGTCGCGGATCTTGGCCAAAACGGAGGCGCGGTCGCTGGCGTCACCATTGCGCAGCGCCATGGCGAAGGCGTTTACCAGTGATTTGCGGCGATCGAGGATGTGCTGCTCGTAGTTCTTCAGCGCGCGCGTCGTCTCGTACTGCCTGGACACCTTTTCCGGCGCAAAGCCGTTGGCCTGCAGCAGGATCTCCCAAGGCGACAGATCGGCCACGACGGGATCGCCGCGCAGGGTGTTCACTCCCTGTGTCGCATAGCGGCCGGCCTTGATCATGTCCTTCAGCCCCTTGGGCAGCATGGTCTCCACGCCGCGCATGATGTGGCCCTCGTCAACCTGCTGCTTACCGACCAGCACGTTCTTCAGGACGCCGCCCATCGGTCCCGCGGCCTGCTCGAGCAGGTTGTTGAACATGCCGCGACCGTCGAGCTCGCGATCGGCATCTCGGATCCACAGGCTGTCCAGTCCGACACGGCCGGAAATGTTCGCGCCGGTCAGCTTGTCGGCTGGGCCATGCAGCAGCAAATCCGCCCCGCCCTGCCCCAGCAGGCCGGTGAGGAATGCCCGCAGCTCGGTCTCGGCATCCCAAGGCTCGTCGTCATCCCCGAAGGTGGCCTGGATACCGTTCAGCGCTCCCATGATCATGCCCATCATCGGCAGCCCCATCGCGCCGGAGAACAGTGCGCTCATGCCCAGCAGGCCGGTCAAGTTGCGCCGGGCAATCTGGCGAACTTCGGGGTCTTGCCCCTTGGTGGCCTGCCACACCATCCGCCCGAGCGCCCAGGTCATGTTCAGGCTGTACTGCCGGAACATCAGCAGCACCTTCGCTGTGCCGCTCTGCATGAAGCGGGCACGATTGGCGTTGCTGTAGTCGAAGTGGGTATCGAAGATGGCGTCGCGGGCGAACTTCACCGCCTCGTCGAACGACTTGCCATCCGCGCGTGCCAGGCGGTAGGCGGCCATGCCGGTCGCCTCGCGGTTGATCACCTCGGTCTTGTGGAAGCCCCAGCCGATAATCTCCATGGCCTTGCTCCAGGCCGGGTTATAGCCGGTCATGCCGCCCTCTGCGATGCCGGCAAGATTGTGGGCCTGCGTCTTCTCGATCGCGCCGGCGACTTCCAACGCCTGATAGGCGCGGAGCTCGTCGGGGTCGGTCAGGGTCTTCTGGATGTTGCCCACCGTGCGCACGGCGTCGCGGCTGGCGGCCAGCAGGTAGTTCATGGCCTTGACCCCGCCGTGCCGTGCGGCCAAATAGGGATAGCTGACCAGGGCGGTCTGGGTCACGTTTACCAGCGCCGCCGCCGGCGTGGCGCCCAGGTAGTAGGTAAAGCCGAAGGACGAGATCAGGTTGGTCAGCGCCGAGTCGGTCGGGTTCATGATCCAGTCGTGCCGCTTGCCTAGCTCTTCCAGGAGGGCGTCACCGGCCACGATCTTTCGCGTGTCGACGCTGGGGGATGCCTGGATCTTCTTATGTGCGTCCTTCAGGTCGGTCAGCACGCCCTGCAGCTTGTGGGCGTACCGCAGCCGGGCCAGCTGGTGCGATCCGTGCTGCATGTTGTAGGCGAAGGCACGCACGGCATCAGGGTCGAAGCCAGGCACCGACTTGCGGTGGATCTGGTGCTTGCGCATCGACAGTTCCGGCATGGTCTGCAGATACAGCTGGTACACCTGGTCTTGGACAGCGTCGGAGACGTGGGACGTCCGCAGCTGATCGATCACATCGGCAACGAAGGTTCCGCTCGGTGCATCAGTTGCCTTGCCCTCCATCTTCTGCCCTCGAGCGGTAATGACCCACTCCCTGCGCTGCAGATCCTTCGCCGCGCGGTCCAGCTCATTCAGCGATTCGAACATCAGGAAGGTGTTCGTACCGTCCTTCTCTGCGGCAACGAAGAACTTGCCGAAGCGCTGCAGGGGGAAATAGACTCCCTGCAGGCGTGCCGACTCAAACTGCTCTCGGATCTTGTAAACCAGCATGCCGCGACTGCTATCGCTGAGGATCTTCCCCCCGACCAAGTCGCTGCCCTTCAAGTCCTCGATGCGCTTGATCAAAGCCTCCTCGACTGCCTCGGACCTTGCTCGATACGCATCACGGAACTGCAGGTAGAGGGACCGCGCTTCCGGCGTCAGCTGGGACCACTGCTCAACCAAGGGCGCGTATTGCCGGCGGCGCCTCGGCTCTGCCTTCAGCATGGCCTTCAGTGCCTTCACTTCGTTCATCATGTTGGTCTTGGTGTCACCGCTGCGTTCCCTCATCTGCTGCTGGATGACCTTGATCGCATGTAGCACGTTCTTGCGGTTAACCTCCTGCAGGCCCTGCCCGCCTGGCGCCTTGAATTGCAGGGGCTGGTACTCACGCGAGGGATCTACGCCGTCGATGGTGGCCTGGTGCATGAGGTCGAACAGACGGCGGCTTTCCGCCTTGTTCTTGCTGGCCCACTGGCGCGCCGCCTCGGCGATCGTGTCCGCCTCCGCCTGCAGCTTGTTCCGGTCTGCCTGCATCTCGGCCAGGTAGTCCGAATAGCGATCGATGGTCGGAAAGTAGTCACGTCCCAGCTCGGTCAGGTGCCGGGTGGCCAGCGCACCGAGCCAGGTGGGCCGCAGCGAGTCCTTCACCTTGCTCAGGCTGAGGTCTCCCAGCTTCTGCCGGGCGCGCGCCAGCACGCCTTCGCCCTGGATTCCCCTCTGGATCGCATCGATGTCCTCGAGCGCGTCTGCCGGGGGCATGCTAAAGAGGCGGCCGCGGGCGGCCCGCGTCACCTCGGCACCGTTGGGCAGCACCACGCTCCAGGTGCGCGGCCCACTCTCAACCGGATCGGCCAGCACCTGGCCACCGGTGCGCTGGGCCTCAGCGCGCGCGGCGCCGAGGGTCAGGAAGTCAGCCGGTCGGCCGCGCTCGTCCGCGAGGTACCACTGATCGTCGCGGCGGAGAAATCGACCACCATTCTGCTCGAGGAAGGCCTCGCCGCGGCCGTCGATCTGCGGCTGTGCGAACGAATAGGACCGCACCATTTCCCGCTGCGCCTGGGCCGACATGCCGGCACGCAGGAAGCCGTCGGCCTGGCTCAACAAGTCCCGAACCTCGGTCTCGGACCACTTCAGCGATGGCATGACGCGGCGCAGGAAGCGGCGGACCGCGGCGGCGACGCGCTTGGTGAAACTGTTGCGGATCCCCCGCTCTGCCATCACGGCGATCGCTTCCTTGGCGAAGGTCTCGCGATCGACAGTGCCGTAGCGCCTGGTTACGTCGGCCAGCACCGATTTCAGTGCGGCGGTGCCGGATCCATCCGCTGCCAGCTTGTCGATCGCGTCCACGATCTGGGTCCAGTCCTTGGCGCCAACCACGGACTCAACCCCGTAGTGCCCGATTGCCTCGTGCGCCAGCACTTGCGCGAAGCGCTGCTCGGTGGCGATGTTGCCGGCGTTGATCCAGACCGTGGGCCGCCCGTCGTACACGCCCTCGGCGCGGCGATAGCCCGGATCGACCTTAGCGCTGGCCGGGAAGTCCTCGGCCGAGCGCACCACGACCACGCTGGGCGCGTTCTCGCCCCAGTGCTGGGTCAGATCGGTTTTGAGCTGCAGCGCGCGGTCGAAGTCCAGGCCGCCGCTGGCGGCCGGAGCTGCGGATCGGTTTACCCGCCCGCCGGTCCCAGGTGCTTCAGCTCCGGATCCTTGGCCAGCTGCTCCTTCGCCCACTGGCCGGAGGCCCGGTACTCGGCCTTCAGCGACTCGATCTCGGAGGGCGTCAGCATCGAGACGTCCCTTGTCGAGGGTGAGGATGGCGCGCGCTTCGGATTCGGTGAGGCCTTCGAAGCCGTAGCCGAACTGGTCGCGCCACCAGGGTTCGATTGATCCGAAACGTTCACGGACGTCGGCCAGACTCTGGGAGTTGAGGGCGATTTTCCGCGAATAGTCCTTGCCGGTCAAAGCCGTGGCCAGCACCACCTTGCCGCCGTTGTCCTCGATGTGGGTCTTCAGCTGGGCCAGAGTACCTCCCTGGGTCAGCGTGTCATCGATCAGGACGTAGTCGTGGCCCTTCTCCACCTTGCCGGTGAACGGGGGCTGGTTGGCCAGCCGGTGCAGGGCATCGCCGGCACTACGATTGACCCTGGCGGCCTGGACGATGTCTTCGGACACCTGCAGTCCCAGCCGCTGGGCCAGCACCTCGGCGGCCATGCGCGGGATGCGGTTGTTGCCCGAGGCTTCCTGGGACTGCACGGCCACGACCAGGGGCTTGCTGCCCTCTGGCAGCGCAGCACGCACGTTCTCGACGAACTTCGAGGTGATGACGTCGCGCGCCACGCGCAGGGCCGCGGTGTCGTCTCCGGCCTTGGCCGCGGCATAGTCGGCATGCCCGCTCAGACGCCCAGGGCGATGCGCCGTTACCACGTCCGGGAAGTCCGCATCCCAACCACGACGGGAGAAGAGTGGATCCGACGACCCGGCCGCATTGTCCGCTACAGCCGAGGCACCGTCGTCGCGGCTGGCCTTATCCGGCGCCGCGTCGGACGTCTCGGGCTTCGAGTCCGGCGTTGCCCTGGCGTCTTCCTTCGTCTCTGCGGACTTGACGGACTTGGCTGCCTTCGCGTCCCTCTTCGCCTTGCGCTCAGGTTTCCCCAACACAGAGTCCAGGTCGCGCGGGTTCGGGGCGGTGCTGTGCCAGCGTGGCGCCTCATCCGGCATAGCATTCCCTTCATTGTCGACCTGTTGCACCTTCACCTTCCAGCGCGGGTCTTGCCCTGGCGGCCGGAACTCGAGCACCCGATCCCGGGTGTTGGCGTAGGAGCTCACAATCCGGCCGGGCTGGAAGTAGGCGCCCAGCGTTCCGATGTCATCCCGAACGTACTCAGGGGAGCCAGCCTTGATGCGAACCTTGGGCGTGTACACCGGGCCCGCTTCCACGGGTGCGGGCGCTGCAGGCTGTGCCGGCGCTGCAGCAGCTGCTGCCGCTGCTGCAGCTGCAGGTTCACTTTCGATCTTGGCCAACGCACCACCGCTTTCCGCCGGCGCACCGACATTTTCGGCCGCTGTGCTGACGCCCTGCCCTGTTTCACCTGCGGGCGTAGCGGCCCGCGGCGCGGGCGCCTCCTCCGCCTGCTGGGCCCGGGTGACGCGGCGTGTGGTCTTCTTCGGATCGCGCACCCAGGTCTTGAACTGCTCCTGTGACATTTCCTTGATGCCGCCGAGGCCCGTCCAGCCCTTCGAGTAGTTGGCCAGATAGGTGTCGCGGGCTTCCTGCTCCGACGCGGTTCCCATGATGACCTTGTGTTCATCGAAGGAGCCGTCCTTGTTGACCTGGTCGACCACGTACACCGGTAGCGCGGGATCTTCAGCGCGATCGGTCATGAAGACGTCGACGTGGTCCTTGTCCTTGCCGACGGTGCCCTTGAAGTAGCCATAGTGGTTCTTCAGCGCGGGCCAGCGTGGATCCCGCTGGCTGCCGGCGGGGTTCTCGATGCTGATGTCGTGGCCGTTGATGCGGACGTGCCCCTTCTTGTAATTGCCGGCCTCCTTCTGCGCGTCCGTCGGCGCAGGCAGATCGTTCTGCGGGTTGGTCGCAGCCTCAGCAGCCGCAGTGGCCACCTTCGGCGCGCCACTGGGCGCGGACGCCGTCTCCTGTCCTGGCGCCGGCTCGGCCAGTGTGGTCGCGTCCGTCGCGCCAACAGCGCGCGGCTCTGCGACCGGTTCGCGAGACGAACCGGTATCCGATTGCGCCTCCACCTGCCCTGGTGCGAGCTGCAGTTCGCTGGCCAGCGCCGCCGGCGCGGGACGGTCGGTCGTTGCGGGGCCGTCCAGCAGCAGATCCGCCTGCGGCGCAGCATTCCGCTGCGGCTGCAGCGCCGTGCTTTCTGCCTCCGCCGCAGCTGGAGTGCCGGCATCCGCCGGCGGCTCCGTGAGGCCACGACGTCGCTCGCCCTTGACCTCTTCCAGCAGCGGCCGCACGCGAGCACTGGGCAGTCCGTACTGATCGCGCATGGAGCGCAGCAGCGTCGGCATGTTGATTCCGCCATGGGTCTCGACCTGGTACTGCAGGCCGTTGTGCAGCAGCTGCTTGATGTCCGTCGGGGTCGGCTCGCGCAGCGCTTCACCGGTCTGTGCGTCAACCCAAGGTGGCGCGACTGCGGGCGCCAGCGGCGGTGCCGCAGCTGCCGGCACTTCGGGCGTAGCCAGGCCTGCCTGGCCGCCCTGCACTTGAGCAGGCTCGGCCTCGGCGATAGCCGCGATGGCAGTAGGTTCGTTGGGCCGCCGAGCCTGGGACACCAGGTTGGCTATATCTGCGATCGAGTCGGGGACTGCGTCGGGGAAAGGCACCGATGGCTGTGGACGTGCAGCGACTCGGCGCCCGTCGAAGGGCGCGGACATGCCTCGGCCCTGCGGGAACCGCATTTCGGGCTCGGCCATCACCTCCGGTCGAACACCGCCGGACGTGATGGTCCCATCCGGGGCCGCGGTCATCACTTCAGGCGGCGGGAGCGCGAGCATCTGTGAAATCGGTGGCGGCGGCAGCGATGGCGGCGTGGGAACCGGCCTACGTGCCAGGCGCTCGCGCTCAGCATCAGCTGCCACTGCAGCCTGATTGTCGCCGCGGCTGGCGATCGCGCCGCCGGCGGCCATGCCGCCGCCGAGCAAACCGCCGATCGCCGCACCGGTACCGGCGGCCTCGGGGACGCCCTCCCATGCCGCCTGGGCCGGGTCGACCTGACGCTGACCAAGGTTGCCGGCCAACTGCGAGCCGCCCTCTTGGAGGCCTTCTTCGACAGTCTCGCGCGCGGCACCAGCCAGCATCGCCTTCGGCTTGCGTGCCAGGCCGCGGGTGAAGACGTCAGCCTCGAACGGCGCCGCGATGCGGCCGGCAATCGCGGCGATTGGCGCCGTGATGGCTTGCGCTTCCATGGACGCGCCACGCGCGATCGTTTCCTTCACCGTCTGCGGGTCGCCGCCGGCGGCAACCATTCGCTTGTACTCCGGATTCGCGTCCCACACCGACTGCGGCTGTGCCATGGCCTGCTGGTATGTCTGCTGGCCTGCCGAACCCGTCTCCATCACCGTCGTCATACCAGTGGCAGCGGCCGTCGCTGCCCGATGCCCAGCGGCAGTCGCAGCTGTTTCCGCCGCCTCGGTACCGAGGCCCTTGGCCAGCGCCCCGGCCATGGCCCGCTCGCCTGCCTGAGCCGCTGCAGCGCGCGTGCCAGCGCCCATCGTGGCAATGTTCGGCACCTGCTCCGCAAGGAAGTTTCCGATCAGCCGCGGCGAGGACAGCACCTTGCCGGCGCTGGCGAAGAAGCCCTTGGTGTCCTGCAGCTCCTGCTTTTCCTGCTTGAGCGCTTCAGACTGGCTCTCGCCGAGGTAGTCGGTGGCCATCTGCGTCGCCTTGGAGAGGCCCGCACTGTCGGATCCAGCACGACGTCCACCCAAGATTTCCGACGGCGTGCCCGGCACCAGAGCGGCCGTCTCCGATGCCCCCTTTATGCCCAGGCGATCCAGGCCGCGCAGGCCCTGCCGCACCAGGTTCGTCGGCTCCAGAGAGTTTCGCTGCTCAATGGCGCCACCAATGATGTTCGCAGCGCCGGTGGCGATGCCGAGCCCGGTGTCCTTGATAGCCTCGCCCCAGGTGCGCTCCGGGCGCTTGGCGACCTTCTGAAACGGATCTCCCTGCACGGGGGACAGAGTCGGTCGGCGCGCGACCTTGTCGCCCGCTGACGGCGCCTGGCCCGCCGCTGGAGCCGCCCCAAACGGGTTTCCATCGACCTTTTCAAGCGTTGCCATTAGAGGTTCACCTTCGAGTAGCTTCCGTCGTTGTTCTGCACGTACCAGTTCCCATCCGGCGCCCTACGCGCGCCGGCAACCGGCGGCGACTCGTCAGGCCGCAATCCGCGATAGAGCGGATCCGCATCGAGCTCGGCCAAGGCAGCCTTCTTCCCGGCCTCATCCATAGCGACATTCCCGGAAATGGCGTTGAATCGATCGGTGTAGGACTTCAGGCGATCGGCGTCGGTGAGTTCGCCGGTTTGCCGTGGCGCCTGCGCGGCGCGCACGTTCTGGCCATCAGCACCGGTCACGGGCCGCCAGCTGCCGTCACCACCGACAACACCCATGCTGCCGTCCGCAGCAACCGAGATCTCCGGACGCCGAGCGATGCGCGCCGTTTCGAGCGACGCCTGGCGATTGGCAGCGTTGTCCTGCATCTGGGCATTGAACTGTCCGGCCTGCAGTGCGCGGTTGGCGTCGCCCTGTGCCGCGACCGCGTTTGCCTGGCCTGCAGCAAGATCGGCTTCGTCCTGGGTGCGGAGCGCAGATGCGCGCTCCGCCTGACGCGCGCCGGCCTCGCCCAGGATCGCCTGCGCTACAGCAGCACGACCGCTCGGGCTGCCCTTCAGGCTGGCGCTGCCCATGGCGCGGGTGAGCTTGTCCACCGTGGTATCGGCCGGACTCTCGATGATCCCCCCCTGACGGCCGCGCTGCGCAATCTGCGGGGTCGGCCGGGGAGCAACCACTGCCGGCGTTGCCGGCGTGGCAGCAAGGGGCGACACAACGGGAGCCAGAGAGCCACCTGCCGGAGCGCCTGAGGCAGCCCCACTTGCGGCGGCGACGGTGGCCGCGGACCCGGTGAACACAGAATTGCCGTTGGCATCCACTGTGCGGGTAATGCCTGCCGGCAACGCGGCGGTGCGGCCGTCCTGCGTCATGTAGGTGCTCGGCGCCGCCGCAGTGGTTGCTGCAGCCCGGGGAGCTACGGCACCTGCAGCACCTGCAGCACCCGCAAGTGGCGCCGTGGAGCTCACGCTCGAACTGACACCTGTGAAGTCCGCCCCGATCGAAGGTCGCCCGGCCAGCCGGGAACCGCTGAGGGGCGCGGTCGAATCGACGCTGGCCGAGACCCCAGAGAAGGATGGCTTGGGTCTCGGGGCTGACGGAAGGCGCAGCGGCGACAAGCGACTCAGCGCGGCGGAGACGCCGCCAACTGGGTCCAGCTGGCTCGGTGCACGCAGTGGTTGCCCCTGCTCTAATGACGGTGCTGCACCCGCAACGGCCCTACCCGCGTCCCGCACAAACCCGCCGGCCTCACGCCCTGGCGCCGTGATGGCGTCGGCAACGTTGCCAGCAGCGCGCAAACCGGCGCCGGCGGCCCGCCGCGCCAACGCCACGCTCCCGGCAACACCGCTGCGTAACGCGGAGCCGGCCGCTGTGCCGGCACTCGGCCTGGGCGCAATGCGGGGCTGCCCAAGGGCGACGCCCGCGGGATTCAGTTCGTCTCGATCATTGATGGCCATGCGGTTCCCCTTTTCTGGTTGAGGCTGATCACGCGTCGGCGATCTCGCCCTGGAAGCTGAAGTTCTGAGAACAGGAACTGGATTTACTGCGGCCACTGGAGACGGTTGCGCCGTAGTTGACGGCGCTCATCGTGCTGGCAGCCAACTGGCTCGAGATCTGCGCCTTCGCGCGCTGGATCTCGCCCGACTGGGACAGCAAGCCGAGCATCTGCTGGATCCGCATCTGCGCGTGCTGCAGCTGGGCCTCGACCGATGCTCGCTCTCGCGCGAGGCCGAGCTCGAAACTGCGGTCGGCGGCCGCTGAAGCCACTTGCTCCACGCCTGCATCGGCGCTGTAAATACGAGCCTTCGCGTCGAAGGCTTGGCCCACGGCCGCCAGGCGAGCACGTTCACCGCTCAGGGTGGCGTCCCAGCGGGCGATGCCGGCGCGCCAGACGTCCAGGTTCACACCGTGCTGCGCCATGCGCAGGCGCTCCGCCTCGAACTGCATGTTGTTGCTCGCCGCCCAGGCATCCACACGCTTGGCGTTGGCATCGACCAAAGTGCGATACAGGTCCGCCCGCTTGCCCTCTCCCTCTACGCTTGCCGTGTAGCCCTGCCATTCGGCGACGTGTGCACGCCAGCGCGCCTCGTAGGCGTCGACCTGGGCGCGGTACTTGTCGATGCCGAACCGATTGATGTCGGCTTGGACCTTCACCGCCTCCACACGGGTGCGGTAGAAGTCGGCCAAGGTAGTCACGCCACGAAGCTGGGACTCGTAAAGGCGCACCCGCTGCTCGTTGATTTCACCCCGAGCGCGTTCGCCTTCGATCTGGGCGCGGAAGACCTCGACCTTGGCCAGCTCTGCCTGGATGCGATCCCGCAGGACCTGGGCATCAGTCTGGTAGGCCTGCAGGCGCGCGTTGAAGACCGAGATCCTGGCATTCAGCACTGCGATGACGGTCTCGCGCTGGAACGTCGCCGCCTGCAGCAGCACCTTCTGCTCTTCGGTGTGCAGCTGCGCCAGCGTCCCCTCGAGGGCGGCGCCCTGGGCGATGGCCATGCGCTGGTTGGCCAGCGATTCCTCGAACTGCTTGATCGCAGTATCCCGGGAAGCCTCTGCAACGGCGCTTTGGCCGGTCTGGCGGATCTCCAGGATCCGCCCGGCAAGCATGCCCTGGGGCTCAGCAAAGCCCCGGGCCCCAAACTCTGCGACCGCCTGCTCCACGTTTCGATGGGTCTCGAGCTCGATGCGGCTGCGGGCCCGCTGGAAGATTGCGTCTTCAATGATCTTGGGCAGCGCCTGACTTCCAATGATCATGGGCTTGAGCGTTGAGGTCAGCGTGTCGACCAACGTGCTGACGTAGGGCGTCGCCTCGAATTGCCAGGTGTCGTTGAATGGCGGCTCGATGAAAACCGGCTTCTCGGCGTCGAACTCTGGCAGCGAGATGTTCGGAACCGCCGGCAGGTTCAACGCCTCAAAGGTCGGCACCTGCGGCAGGGCATAGTTCGGTTCCAGCGGCAGCACGATCTCCGCCGGATCGATCGGGAGCGTCGGCTCCACCACACTGGGAGTGGTCGGCTTAGCACCGAAAGCCAGCGTCGGTGGTTGAGCATCGAGCTCGGGGGCTTCGCTGATCGAGATCGGTGCGGCCGCGAATCCCGGCGCACTGGGTAGCGGAACATCGGGAGCGCGGAACTCCAATGCCCCGTCGTCCAGGTCCGGACGTCGTGGCCGCTGGAACGTCGCCTGGGGATCAGCGAAGCGAAAGTCGACATTGAAGTCGACAGGGTCCAGGCGAACACTGTTGAGACCGTCGAGGTTGGAAATCGCCAAACTGTACGTTTGGGCCCCCAACTCCATGAACTTATCGTGGGCACTGCCAACGAGTGTGACCGCGGCATCCGCCGACAGGTCAGGACACCAGGTCGAAGCCATGTTTCTTCTCCAATCAAGACCACTGCAGCAAGATGAAAACCCTCCATTGATTGCCACCTTGGACCGCTAGGCCTGGCGTGGCATCAACGGGTACGTACCCATCCAGCAGGTACCGCCCTTCCGCTTCGAAAACCATCGGAATGGCAGTTGGCCCGTCCGGAAGGTCGATCCTTAGCTCGAAGTCGACGCCGTACTCAAAGCCTGCGGCGCCATTGAAGAACTCCGGATTCCTCCACGGATATGCGTATCCGTTGGTGACCAGAAGCTGGTATTCCTCGGGCTCCGGATCATCGCCGCACTGCTGGACCACACCACTGAGCTCGCGCCAAAAACAAGGCCCCGCCATACCTACCCCCTTGTACGTCGTTCGAGATAGACCGGCCGGAATTCGATCGCCGCCAGATCAAAGTCGGCTCCATCCACGTTCTCGATGATGAAGTCGAAGTCCACTGCCTTGATTCCCTTGCCCAGCTTCCAGCGCGTCTCGCGCGTGCTTGTCGCCGGTCGCTCCAGAATCTTGTAGATGGCGGCTTCCTTCTGACCAGATTCCTCATTCACCGTGATCACATGTAGCAGTAGCGTGCCTGTGCTGGTGTACCCGACGAACGCCTCTGGCACCCTCTTCAGTCGGCGCGTCCCGAGCGCGGAAAGCCCGAGCCTGATGCGTGCGGCGATCGGCTGGCCATCATCGTCATCGCCGTCGAGTCGGTGAAGTCCGTTGCTCGCCGCACCGTAGTATCGGCTGCCGATCTTGGCGAAGCTGTTGAACGGATAATTCGTGTACCGCGACAGACCGCGGCTCTCGGTGTTCAGAACCCATGCAATGTACTCACCGGTGTCCAACGCCAAACGTGTGACGAACCCCAGCCCGTCACCAAGGCGCTGCAGAGCCTCTGCACAATCAACTTCGCCGGCGGCCACCAGCGCGCGCTCATTGATCAGTACGACGCCGGTACCCGATCCAAACGCGTCTGCGTCGATCAGCAGCTCTTCTGCGAGACGGTCCGCCGCACGCTGCAGGTTCCCAACCAGATCCGAGGCGACCAGGCTATCGGCGACACGTTCGGACTTGAGGACTTCGGTCAAAGCACCAAACCACAAGCCGCCGGCAATCGCATTGACCGCATCCGCATAGGACCGGCACGCCCCCAGCAGCAGAAGCCTGTCTAGAACTCGCTCCAGCTTTGAGACAGTCGCCTGCGCCGCCGGCGTGAATACGACACCCTCTTCCACCAAGAGCTGGTAGACGATCGCGACTGTGTCCTCCAGGCTCAACACATCAGCGGCAGCGCTGTTGCCTGACTGGGTGCTTCGCCGCCCTGCTCCGAAGGCCATTGCCTCGCCCAGCACGTGGGTCGGCAGTGTCGATTCCGACTGTCCCATGTCCAATGCAACTCGTGGGCTGACAAACCACAACCCACCGAAGGACGACACCATGCGAGGAATGGCCTCAAGCCCCGCATAGGCCATAGGCTCTGTGAGCTGGCGCCCACGTGCGTGGATCGAAAGCCTCGCCGCGCCACCACCATGGCCAGGGGCGGCCTGGAAGCCAGCCGCAATGACCTGGACTGATGCGCCTCCCTCCCCGACCAGGTGGAGCGATGCCACCCCATCCGTGCTGAGCTGCAGAGCCGCGGCACCGTGCGCTGGGACAACCGGGTCCACACCGCCACCGAATCGCACCTGCGCAATGCCGGCGCCGCGAAGCCTCAGCAGGGCGCCGCCGCTGCCGGCAGATCCATGGCCAGCACCCCGCGCGCGAACTACCAACGCGCAGCTGGCGTTGCCGTCGATCGAAGCGGCGTCAAGGGGAACGAACTCAATGGTCATTCGATGACGTCTCCGGTGGCAAACATGGCGCAGCCGACCAGCAGTGGACCTTCGCTCAGATGCAGCGAGCGGTAGAAGCGATCACCGTTGCAGACGTACTCGACGACGCCCCCCACCCTGCGGACCTGCCAGACATCTGCCGCGCTGTAGGTTCGAACTTCGCTGACCCTCGCCCCGGACTCGATCGCGCAGACCTGCATCAAGCCGCCGGGGCTCTGGTGGAAGTAGAGCCCATGAAGAACGGCTGCAGGATCCTCCAGCCTGTCGCGATCGGTACACAGCCCCACCACAACCCCAACCACACGACCCATTGTCAATTTCATAGCCAGATCACCATCGAGCTCGGCCTCACTCCGAGCTCCGGCGTCCCACGCGAACACGCTCGCATACTCGAAGCGCCCAGGGACTCGAGGCGACGCCGGCCGTGCCTTCTGCTCCGGATAGCTGGTGCACGTGATAGGCCCTGGCGGTGCCGTCTGGACGAATACGCTGCGACAAACCTGGTACCGGACGTAGCTGGTCCCGCCGGACTGCTCGTAGCCCAGAATCGTCGCGTTCTGCGGTAGCTGCACTGCGCCGTTGTTCGGGACAGCCATCGTCCCTTCGCTGCAGGACTGCCGCCAGTAGCCCTTCGCGGGCTCCCCGCCACAAAACGTATACGCCGCACTGTACGGCTGTGCTTCACGGGCAGGCTGCGGGGGAATGAATCTTGCGGACGGCGGCTTCGACAACATGTCAGCTGGCCTGATCGGCGACCACATTGAAGATGCTGATGCCGGTGCTGTTGGTGCCATTGGCCACGACGGTGTCGGAGCTGAAGAGCACGGCCGCATTCGATGCAGGCCCCCCAGCGGTGCCCTGCAGGCGGATGCCAGTAGTTGCCCCTCTTCCATCATCACCAGCGGCACAGAAGCGATAGAAGGAAGGCGAAAGGTTCGGTGCGGCAGCATTGGCGCCGTCGAAGGCGATCAGGCCTTGCCAGTCTTCGGACGGGTTCTTCGGCAGAACGTTCCCGACTGGAGCCGCAAAGGTCAGCCCTTGGCCCGCGACCTCAAGCTTGGCGACCTGGGTATGTGCGGCGGCCATGTCCAGGGCAGTGTCGGCCGTTGCCGGAACTGGACCGGCGTAGATGTAGATGAAACCACCATCGAGGGCGCCTTTGACTTGCTGCAGCAGCGCCTGAGCAAGGGGAATCGAGATCGTCATGGTTCGTGGTCCTGGTTCAGAGAGGGGGAATCGCGTACCACCAGTCACCCAGTTCGATGCTGGTGTCGGGAGTCACAGCAAGGGTCGGAAGCCGCATCTGGAAGTCGCCAGCGGACCCGTCATCCAGTCCGATTGCTCCGTCGATGCGCGGCGCAGTGAAAGAGATCTGCCCGAGGTCAGGCTCGTTGCCCACAAGCCGGAACCACCCGGCCAGGCCGTTCGCCACGCCTCGCAAGAGCCAGCGCTCCACTGGATCCTTGTAGACATAGCGGCCATTGCGGACGAAATGCAGGCCGTTGGCCGTTCCGCCAGCCTGCCACGGCCCGCCATCGCGAGTAATGCGTGCCAAGAGCTGGCCCGTAGGCGGTAGGTCTGCACGCGCGGGCTGGATCCCCGAGCGGATCTCGATGCAGCCGCTCCGGAAGATCCCGTCGAACGACGTGGGCCCGAGCAGCAGCGCTTCGAACCCGGTGGAAGTGATGACCGCCATTGAGGCTCCTATATGGGTTTGGGCAGCGACGTCAGCGGGTAGAAGCGACGGTCATCGGCAACCACGCCAGTGACCGCGCCGAGCTCGTAGCCCGTCAGGTAGTTGAGCGTGCCGGTGTACGGGCCGGGGATCGACACGCAGTAGCGACCCTTGCAGTAGTTCCAGCCACCGCTCCAATCGAAGCCGAGGAAATCGGTCACGCCTTGACGTTCGACCATGGCGGTTCTGAGGCTTGCAGCGCCCGAGAAGAAGACCAGGCCCTCGCGCGGGTGTTTGCGCCAGATCACCCCGTGCTGGGTACCGTCGCGCGGCCCCCATCCAGAGCCTGACGCGCCGGTCCAGTAGTTCCCGAAAACGAGGCCGTCAGCAACAGCGCCAGGGGCCCGGGTGTCAAGGCCGAGGAAAGGAGCTGGCAGGCCACTGGCCGGATCCCAGTCCACGGCCTCGATCTCGCCGTACACCAATCGCCCGCCCATGTACGCGAATGGTTGAATGCTGTGGACACCATTCACGCCCTGGATCCGCCAACCGCAGAACAGATTGTGGCGAAGATCCATGTACGCCAGGAGGTGATAGTCCTGGCGATCGCTGCCGACGGAGAAATCCCTGTCGATCAATGGCAGTTCCCCGCCATCAAACTCCAGCACGACGAGCACTCGCAGGGTCCCGCGATACCCTGTCGCCTCGGTGGCAACCTGCCCCTGGCTCAGCCGCAGCTCAAGGTAGGCATCCCTACGCTCAGAACCGGCATAGTCGGAAGCCACCAGGCCGCGAGTCGGCGCGACCAGCGCGAAGGCCCCAAGGGCGTTGGTGTAGTCACCGATCAGGTAGTCGGCCCGGCTCAGCCTATGGTCGATACCGACGCCGGAGATTTCCACCTCCTGCGTCATCGTATTGACCAGGCCGAACACCGTGGTCGGCTCACTGCTCACCGTGCGGATTGCCTTGGTCCCATCGGCATTGAAGAACCAGGGCAGCGCTGCGTCGTTAAAGCCGTTCGCGGAGGAATCGTCCTGTGGATTGATCCTGCCCGGTGTCATTCCTAGGAGGCGGTGGCTGCCTTGCACCACTTCCCAATCACCCTTCTCGGGGGTTCCCTCGCTCCGATTGATCCTGAACACCACGAACGCCGACTGAGCAGTGGTCGGTTGGTTGGTCACATAGTGGGTGAACGTCACCACCAGCTCATGGTGTCCATCAGCTGCCCTGCGCAGGCAACCGGATGTCAGCCGCCAGGACAGATAGTCCGGAGGTGTATCGACCATCGCATCACGATAGGCAATGCGATCGAACAGTATCTGGCCCTGCTGAAAGATCCAGCGCGCGCCGTCGTCGATCAGGGTCAGGTCGCGGAGGTACCGGACGCCATACCCATAGAAGGACAGAGCCACATCCCTACCGTCCTTCCAATCGACGTTGCCGAAGAAGTGGAGACCGGCGGGATACCGGTCTGGCTGGTTGTAGCTCTCATACCGAGCCCCGATGATGTTGTCGACAACGTCCCAGCGCTTCCAGTAACGCGTGATCAGGTGTCGGCCGCTGAACTCGAGCCAGGCCGTCGGGTTCTCACCTGCGGGGTCCACTTGTGAGCCCCGGTCGGCCGGATCACCCGTGTGCACGTTCCAGCGAGGCCATAGGATGAAGCCGCCCATGGGGTCGACTGGGTCGATCGGTGGTTGCGGCTCCGGCGTGACGATCGTCAACCGCGTCAGTTCACCGATCTTCTCGGCCACGATAAGGGTTCCGTCATCCGCTTCCTGCCTTGCACTGGCAGTCCCCAGTCCATTGCGAGCGGCCTCCTGAACAACGAATCCCAGTAGCTTCCTCCCCGCCGGCACATGCAGCGAAGCGGCCGCCCGATCGCCAACCACCACGATCGGCGTCCAGCCGGTATGCCGTCCGCCGCTCATTACGAGACGTCACCCCCGTCCTTGGCAGAGAGCACGTACTCGATCGCCAACTTGTCCCCGGCGAGCTGGTTGGTGCGCGGGGTCGCGAACCGGGTCGCAGCAATCAGGATGTTCGCGGTTGCGCCCTTTGCCGATCCGGTCAGCAGCCCGATGCCGTACAGGTTGTAGGGACCGCCTGCGGAATAGGTCAATGTCGCTGCAGCCAGTGCAGCCGTGTTGCCAATGGCTTCTGCTGTGGACGGCGAGGTGGTCCAAGGCAGTCGGGTCGCAGGGGCGTAGGCCGTGAACTCGGAGGCCACGTCCTTGAACGTACTGCCCTTCCAGTCCGCTGCAGGGGTGACATTTCCAGTGAACGGGGCCAGGTAGAAGGCGGTTTGCTGACTGCCGCCACCCATTCCAGCGTTCAGCAGATAGTTCAGGCCTTCGTTGACCAGGCGGTTCGGGTCGACCTGCCACGGACCGAGCTCGCCACCAGCAGGCGCGTGCGCATGCCGGAAGATGCCGCCGATGCTGACGCGCGCAGCGGGAATATATATACCCGATTCGCACCGTTCGTACTTGTGCTGGCGGATCGCGCGAATTGCATCGCGCCCCACCGCGCCCAGGGACTGCAGGGCCTTCATGACGTTCATCGATTTGCTCCTTCGGTGGTTACCATTTGCCCGCAGGGCAGGAGGCCCCTTGGAATCGGGTCTTGCTTGCCAGGGGGCAGCTGCAGAGCCTGCAGCGCAGGAAGAGGCGACGTCCTACGCGCTCGGCGTTCGGACAGGCGCGGCAGATCTCCAGGCGACGCTTCACGTCGTCCGGTTTGGCCAACAGAGTCATAGGTCAGGGATCCCGGTGGATGACGTGGGCGACGGCCTGATCGGTCACGGCCAGTGACTGGCCCTGCGGTGCCCGCAGCGCGGCCACCAGCTGGCTGAGTCCGTCCTGCTGGCGCAGCAGCACTGCGGCATGGTCTGCGTCATCGATGACCGCCTCCCCCTTCTTCAGCACCTGAACCTGACCGCCAGGCAGACCGATGCAGAAGTAGCCGTCACGCGCGAGCCAGATCAGCACGGGGGCTGCGGACTGCAGACCGATCACGTCGCCGTTGACGACCATGGCCGAACCCGGAACCGCACCGCTGCCACGCGCCACCGTCTGGCTGAAATCCTTGGGATCGGCGCCGGCGTACCAATAGGTACGCGCACCGGAGGCAACGTAGAGGCCAGCTCCATCCGGAGACCCATCGCCAATGGGCTCCATCAAGTCGATCGGTGCACTGAACCGCATGCGGTTGGCCGATGGTCGGAACATGCCGTAGCGCAGTGCTTCCGACCACAGGACTTCTTGACCGCATGCAACGAACTGCCGGCCGTGCCCACCGCGCACAATGTGGCCTGCCGGCAGGGGCCGCAGGAACTGAGTAGTGAGCGCCCTGCCCTCACCGGGCGACAGCACCGGTGCCGACCGGGTACCGGCCGGGAGAATGGCGTACTGCCGCATCACCTGGTCGTTCGGTCCGGAGATGTAAATCGCAGCCGACACCGTACCCGGTGCCAACGGGAGCGGTATGTCATTCAGCTCGACGCCTCCGCCTTCGGGAACGTCGATCGCCACGGCCAGCGTGCTGCCGGACTCGCGGCCGAGCCGGTCCAAGAACGTCACCGCGACCTGGTACAGGCCTGGCGCGAGGGCACTGCCGGCCGCCTGCACGAGGGCGGGCTGTCCCGCTGGGTGCTCAGGCGCCCAGGGGTGCCCCTGCAGGTCGATGTCGAGGAATCCACTGGCCGTGCTGTTGCTGAAGAAGACGCGGTCGCCGATCAGCGCGTAGCTCACAGGGTCCAAGCCGACATCGATGCCCAGCGGCTCTATACGCTCGTCCTCGTGCAGAGCATGGAGCTGGCCGCCGTCGACAAAAAGCCCGTAGTGCAGCAGCTCGTGGCCCCACAGAGAGTGAGTCAGCGTCCCAGGGTGGAAACGCTGATGCCCTCGCCGGCGTTGAGGCCGACCGGCGGCGTCCAGGTCGACGTTGTCCGCCTCACGCAGCGCGCGCGGGATCCCGTCGTCATCGGTCGGCAGCGCCCCCTCTCCGGCCACGTTGTTGATGCCCAGTGGCCACGGGCCACCAAGGCGGAGATCTTCATCGCGAACGGGCATGTCAGAACCACATGGGTTGGGTGCCGGTGGTCGGGTCGATCGACAGCAGCTGCAGCGCGCGCGCGGTGGGCCGCTCACCGAAGTAGCTCTCGAACAGAACGAGGTGGCGATCGGCGTCCGAAGTGCTCCGCTGCTCGGAATCGCGCTTGTTCAGGGCCCGCCAGCAGGCCCAGTGCACCAGCTTCCGGTGGTGGATGGCATCGATCACCGGCTCGTCCTCGCTGTCTTCCATCGCCTCTGCAGCCTCCGGCACGCGCCAGAGGGTGAGCTGCAGCACGTCCGACTCCTCCGGTACCGGGCTGAGCGATACCTCACGGGCCTGCTGATCGCGCACCAGGTACTCCGGGCGCCCTGCCTCGGTGCGCCAGTGGCAGTGCCGTCCGTCGAGAGCGGTGCTGGTGGTCCTGCAGAGCGGGTCGGACAGGTTGCTGGCCAGCACTGCGCGCCGGACCACGTACACGGTCGGATGAAGCGTGTAGTCAGCCCGACCGGGCTCAAGGTTGATGTGGCAAATATCGGGGCGGCCGCTCTCCACGAGCAGCCGCGCCCGAATGCACGCCTCTTCCACAGCTTCGTTGAGGTGCCGGGTCAGCACGGCGTCACTCCACAGGTAGGGAGCCACGTCGTCGTCGAGCTCTTCCCGGCATTCCTCGATCAACTGGCTGAGGGTGCGCGCCTCCACGTCAGGCTTCCTCGAGCGCCTGGCTCAGCACCTTCAGGGTAGTGCCGCGCTGGTCCGGTTCCGGCTTGGCCAGCTCCAGGTCGAGGGCAGCCTTGATCACGACCTTGGCGATGCCACCCTTGGCCAGCTCGGCCTTCAGCTTCTGCCAGCTCAGGCCGTTCAGTTGGGCAGCGGCCTCAACAATCTCCGGCGGCAGAGTGGCAGCCACGTTGGCGCCGGCGGGCGGCTCGTTGCTGCCGGCGTCGACGCCGGTGCCGCTGTCGGTGGTGATGTCCGAGCGCGCGACGTCGGTACCGGCACCGGTGCCGCTGCCAGCCGGCGGCGGCGGGTCCTGCTCTGCAATGGGGGCCACCGGCAGTACCGGCTTGGTGGCGGTCTGCAGGCTCTGGGCCCGAGCGATGTAGTAGGCCTCCGGGATACCCAGCAGCCGCTGGATGTGGTCGGAGTTCTCGACGTCGGCTACGTGCTCCGAATCGGCATTGGCTGGATCGATCGGCACGAAAAAGTACACGTTGCCGTCGAGCTCAACGGGCGCCTTGGGGCGCTTGAACTTGCATGCAATCAGCATGGGATGCTCCTGGTAGGCGGGGCTGCAGCCGCAGCCCCGCTACGATTAAGGGCTCAGGCCGGGAAGGCAGCCAGGCGCAGGATCAGCTCGCCCTGCTGAGCACCGGGGGCGGTATTGAGCTTCACGTACACCGGGCGGTTCACCGGCTTGGAGCCCAGGGCCTCGGCGATCAGGTGCAAGGACACCGGGATGAAGGCCGCGGTATCGGCAACCACTGCGGTCGGCGCAATGACGGTATTGCCGGCCGCAGAGGCGCCGTCGATCGCGTCGGGGATGAAGATGGTGACGTTCTGCGCGGCCAGCTTGCCGCCGGCGTCCAGCTTGGCGAACAGGCCCGAGCCCTGGCTGTGCAGCTTGTGGTTGGCCGGCAGCTCGCCGATCAGCACCAGATCACCATCCGCACCGGCTTCAACCGGCCAGCTGTAGTCGTTGACCACCAGCAGGCCGGCGGCCGGCGACGATGCGCCGCTGTTGCGGCCAATTGCGAGTTTCGTGGACATGGATTTCTCCTGCGAAGGATGTAGGTTCTGAACGCAAGAGACCCGGCATGCCGGGGCTCTTGCTGCGAGGCTTACTGCGGGTTCGGATCGGCCGCGGCGGTATCCAGGGCGATCGTGCCGAAGTCCTTGCCGTTGAAGCGCGTCTTCTTGATGCCGAAGATCGCACCGGCGCAGATCTCGATGTCGTTGCCGTGGTCGAGCGGAACCTCGGACCAGTCGAAGCGCAGGCCGTTGCCCGGCGAGCCGAAGGCCAGCACCAGGGCCTGGCGGCCCAGGTACAGCGCGCGAGCCGCTGCAACGTTGCCACCGGCGCCGTAGTCCCCGAAGCGCACCACGGACTTGTGCTTGTGCAGGATCGTGTTGCCGATCATGCCCAGGTTGTCCTTGAAGATCGGGTTGCTGGCACCTTCGGCAGCTGCAGCCGCCTTCTGGATGTCCAGCCAGTTGCCCGGATCCGTGGAGGTCTTCAGGTCATGCGCCTGGAACGGGTGCATGACGGTCACGAAGTGCTCGCCGCCGGCAATGGTGATCGGCTGGATCTCCGCCACCTGGGTCGAACCACCGCCCTGCGAAGCGGCCTTGGTGTTGGCGCGCTCGATCAGGACACGGCTCATCTTGCCGGCCGAGGTCAGCGATGCCTTGCTGGCGCCGTCACCGAACAGGATGTGCGAGCTGTCCGGCGTCTCGAACGGGTTGCCTGCGCGACCGGCGTAGTTCAGCGGGACGTTGTAGTCCTCGTTGATGCCGCGGGCGCCCGAACCGTACATGAAGAAGAGCTCGTCGTAGAAGCGCGCCCAGAACTCGGTCAGCCGGTTGCGGCCGACCTTTCGCAGGTCGTGGACGGTGCGCTTGCGGCTCATACGGCCACCGCAGCTGACCGGCTTTCGGGCCTGGTCGATGAAGACCTTGTCGGTGAAGAAGTCGAGCTTCTCGCCCTTGCCCTCGGCCTTCTGGTCGCCTTCGATGACGCCACCGGACAGCTGCACGGACAGGTCATAGCTGATAGTGTCGCCCGCTTCCTGTTCCAGGTCGGTCTGCAGCATGACCGGCATCGAGGTCTCCGACCCCTTGCCCATCATCTTGCGCGTCCAGTAGGACTGTTTGGATACCGAAACCATGAGGTCCGCAGACCACAGCTTCCGGGCCTTGGGGTCGTTCAGACCCACGATCGTCTGTGCCATGTTGCTTCTCCAGGGAGATCACGGCACTTCTGCGCCTCTGTCGTTGACCCGCACTACTGCGCAGGTTTTGAGGATGTTCAGCCCGTTGTGGGCGTAGGCCGGCGCGCTACGCGCTGCAGTGCGCCGCCAGTAGGTTGCTGCTCACCGGCTCGGGTGATGGTCACCGGGGTGTTGGATTCGATGATCACCCGCGAGCGCTTTCCGCTCTTCTCGGTGAAGGTGATCGACGCACCTGACCCCGACGGGATCAGGACCACGTCGCCAGGCTCCAGGGTGGTGTGCAGCTTGGGCATGGGGCTTAGTTGTCCGCCACGAAGGAGCCCGGCACATCCCGCAGGATGCGATCGCGCTCGCTCTCCGACTTCCCGGCCAGGAACGACTCGATGTCCTCGATGTTGTCCATTCCAGCCGCAGCATCCGCGGTCGATCGGGAGGTCGGATCAGCCGCCGCGGGCACGGTGGTCAGCGTGGCTGGCACATCGGCCAGCGGCGCGCTGCGATCCGGCTTTGCCGGTGCCTGTGCCACCGGCGGGGCGGTCGCGGCAGCGGAAGCCTGCAGCAGGCCCTCGGTCACCAGCAGATCGCGCGCGCCGGCCAGAATGTCCCAGTCCGTGAGCTGGCGGCCGGCGGCTGCGGCTTCGTTGACCACCGACTGCATCGCCTGCTCCCACGCAGCGAAGCGTATCGGGCTCGCGGCGATCGCGGCATTCTCCGGGCGGGAGAGGAACTGGCGCTGCAGGTACGCCCAGGACTGGTCGGCATTCTGCTGGCTGAGCTGCTGTTGCAGGGCAGCGATGTCCTGAGCGCGCTCGACGCGGCTGCGCTCGTCGCGCAGATCCTCGTACTGCTGCTCGTACACCTCATCCTCGACGTCGCCGGCCTTGTACTTCTCCTTCAGGGCCTGCAGCTTGCCGTTGATCTCGCCGATTTCCTTGCCGTAGTCACGCTCATCGGCTGCATAGGTCGGCACGAAGGGCGTGGCCGGCGGCGGCTCGGACGCTGCCGGCGGCGCAGAGGCCGCCCCTTCTGCAGCAGCTGCCGCAGCAGCGGCGGCCGCTGCGTCAGGCTGCGTCGCAACATCCGCTGGAGCGGCGGATGCCGGGGCAGCTGCCCCTTCGGCCACCGGCGTGGCGGTCGCGGCGGCGGCTGCCGGCGCATCGGGGGTGCCAGTTCCTGCGGCGGCATCGCCAGGGGCGGCACCGTCAGCGCTGGCCAGCGCCGCACGCTCGCCCTCGGTCATTTCCAGTTCGTTCGCGGCCAGCGAATGCTGGCCTGCGTTGTCAGGCTGCTGCATGAGCGGTTTCCTCAGGGGTCTGTTGGGTGCTCAGGAGGCGGTCGGCCGCCGGAGCGAGGGGGAGCAGGATCTCGATCAGCTCGGCAACGTTGAGCGCGTCACCCTTGGTCTTGATCTGCAAAGCCTTGGCCTTGGCCATGATCTCTTCGCGCTTGGCCTCGTCTAGTCCGACCTTGGCCATGCGCTCGCGCAGGGCGACCTCGCGGTCCTGTGCTTCCTGCTGCTGGCGGGCCTGCGCCTCAGGACTGTCGACGCCCTGGTCGTTGTCCGACTGGCCGGTGATCTTGCGGATACGCTGCACCACCTCGTCCTTGCCAGGCATATCGATCATGTCGAAGGCCAGGTCCAGCAGCTGGATGGACATCTCCGGTGGCAGCTTGCCCAGCATGTCGAAGAACTGCTCGGCGAAGGCCTGACGCATCGATTCGCGGAAGTCCTGCTGGTCGACGATGAAGTCGGCCTGGTTGCGACTGATGTCGTTGTCCACCACCCAGACGTTGTTGAGCGTGTCCAGGCGCAGCTGGTTGATCACCCGCCAGTCCAGCCCCTTGCGCTCCCCGACGATCCGGAACTGCCGTTCCTCAGTCATGTATTGCTCGGTGAGGGACAGCTGCTTTTCGCCGCTGAGCTGGATGCCCAGACGGTAGTTGTCGAACAGCTCCGCGGTGCTCACGGCACCTTCCTGCTGCTTGGCCAAGATCGCCCGGCCGCTGGCCGCGTTGGTTTCACGTCCCAGCAGTTCGCGATTCACCCCAGTTCCATCGTGGATGTGTGCCGCATCCAGCTCAAGCAGCTTGATCTGCGCCTCAGCCACGTCGAGGTTGCGCTCGACCTTGATCTTGTTCATGGCGCCGGCGTTCAGTGGGATCACACCGTTGGGCTTGGCGATCTCGCGCTTCACCTCCTCGATGCGGTCCTCATCGATGGCGCCTTCCTCGTAGAACAGCTGATTCGTGCTCAGCGCCCAGAGCAGCTTGCTCATGCGCTTGTTCAGGTCTTCCTGCGAGTCGCGCACGCCGCGGACCAAGCCGTACTCCATGCCATCGCGGTTGCGGCGGTAGCACCAGTACGGGGTGTAGGGGAAACGACCGTGCCGGAACGGGCTGCGTTTGAGCTGCAGCAGGCCGCCTTCGGTGAAGATCGCACACCACATTTCCTCGACCACGGCATCGGAGAGCGAGTAGACCGGCGCGGCCTGGCTCTTCATCGCTGCCAACGCTGCCTGGTGCTCGGGGTTATTCGGGTCGAAGCGATCGCCCCGGAACTCGCCGCCCCAAAGGCGCTTGTGCGCGACAGGGCGTTTGAACCAGCACTCGATCAGACGAACCCGCAGGCGACACCGACTATCCAGGGAGGCCCTGCCTGTGATGCGGCGCCCGGTGACGGTATGGCCGCGGCTGTCGTAGCGGCGGAAGACCTGGGGAAGGTCCAGCTCTTCGTCGAAGGCGCCGTTGTCGCCGTCGTAGTGGTCCTGGGCCGCCCGGTTCACCAGTTCAATGCGGTCCGGGAACATTGCCTCGGCGTAGTCCAGGTCCGCGAGCTTCTCCCGCAGCAGGAAACGACAGTCGCTCAGATCCAGCGCCCGGCTGACCGGATCCCGACGCATCTGCCGCCAGGGAATGTGGCCCACCATCACCGGCTCGTCCGCGCGGTCGGTCCGGATCGATTCCTCGGTCCAGCCGCACCCGGCGATCGCGGCGTCCTTGAAGGCCTGGCTACGCGCCCAGGGCACGCGGTTGGTGTCGCTGAGGTACTTCATCAGCTCCGACTTCACCGCGGCAATATCGACGTCGTCCTCGGCGCGGGGGTGCACCACGCCATCGATGCGGGTGCGTCGCTCCGTGCCGATGACCCAGTCGATGGCCATCTTGATCTTGTTGTAGGTCAGCGGCGCCTGGTGCCGGGCCGCCAGGACAGCGCGGTCTTCCTCCGACCACTGGATGTGGTCATAGAAGTCGTAGTCGAGCATCTGCTCGATTCGGTTGTCGTAGAACGCATCGAGGGCCGTGTACCAGTAGTCCAGTACCTTCGCGTGGAGGCGCCGATTCTCCAGGCTGTCGAGCGGATGGGCCGCCACGTCCGGCGGCGCCGCGGTGGCCACGTCTGCAGCACCGGGATCGTAGGCCGGCTCGCTGCGCAAGTTCTCGATCGTCTGCATCAGTTCACCTTCTGCCCGTTGATCTTGATCTGGATCCCCATCCGGGCCATCTCGCCGAGCCACTGCTCCCGGGTCTGCTCCGCCGGCGGCCGCAGGTTCTTCACGTCCTCGCAGAATTCGAGGATGGCGTCGTGAATGCGGTGGCGGTAGGCCGGCACGTCCAGGCCATAGAGCGCGACCGAGGCGTTCTGTAGGCGGGCGATCATGTCGCCGATGTGGTGATGCCGGCCGCGATCCTTGTCTTCCGGCCGGAAGATCCAGAAGTCGCGGAGCGGCACCACATAGGCAGGGCTTCCATAAGCGATCATCCCGGTTACAGGGTTCAGACCCTCGACGCGGCGGTTCTCGTTACGGATATAGAGGGCCGCGTCGTCGTCACCATCGCGCACGATGTGGGTCAGGTAGAGGGTGAGGTCGCCCTTCTTGCCACACCACACGAAGCCATCCGGGGCGAGCTCGACCTCGGCGCTCATGCCTCAGCTCCCAGCAGCTCCAGCGCGGCATTCAGCTCTTCCACCACCGCCGCTGCAGCCTGATCCGGAGACAGGACGTGGTCCTCTACCAGGGTGCCGTGGTTCTCGCCGCCCGGCAGGTAGCGTGCGTAGGCGCGGGCCTGCTGTAGATGGATGGCCAGCTGCTGGACCGTGGTCTCGTCCACGTCAGTTCGCCTTCCTGGTGAGATCCGACTCGATCCGTGCGGCGATCGCCGGATGGGTCACGGCAATGTCCTGGGCGATGCGCTGCAGGACGGTCCTGGCGGTGAGCTCGCTCAGCTCGTGGCTGCCACGGTAGTCGACCATGGTGTCGCCCTCCGGCGATCGCAACATGAAAGCAACGCTTACCAGTTGCCCCTCATCTGCTGCGGCCACCAGCATCGACAGCAGGTCGACCAGTTCGACCGAGGTAGGCGTGTTCCGCTCGCGCGGGGAAACGTTCATGCAGTTCTCCAGTTGTCGTTGGCCATGCCGCGCGACTCGCCGACACGGCGGCCGCTGCTACTGACATAGCCCTGAGCCGCCTGCCGGATCGCGTCGCAGGGGTTGCTGGCCCAGTTGTGGAATGGGAGGTCGGAGTACGTCTCCGTTTTTTCGTTCCAGACCTTGGTGTAGCGGCGCAGCGCCTCCAGCCCGCCGCGGCCCTCGCCCGCCTTCGGCGGACCGCAACGGACCCTGTCGAACCTGCAGCGCGGCAGCATGTTGCGGACCATGTCGATGCCCTCGGTGATGTCGTTGATCCGGGGCACTACGACAATGGGCTTGACCCCCAGCTTTCCGGCGACCTGCACCCGGTTCTCGTTGGCTGACCAGTCCTCGTTGGCGCCGTCGTGCGGCCAGTAGTGCTTGCCATACAGGTAGCCCCGCTCCTTCAGCACCTTGGCGTAGTGCGCAACGCCGAAGCCAGAGTTCTCGTAGAAGTCGACGAAATCCAGCCAGGGGCCGTTCTCCTGCATGAACCAGATGCTCGTCGCATCACTGCGCCCGATGTCCCAGAAGGTGTGGATGGGCACCTGCGGGTTGATTGGGAGATCGGTGATACGCCCGCTGCTGTCCGCGGCAGCCATTTCCTTGCCGTAGTACGCACCTTCGGTGCTCGCCTGGAAGGCCTCTTCCGGCGTGCTGGGGTGCTCCCGCTTCATCTTGTCACGCTGCTCGGCCGCCTTCTTGACGTACCAGGCCTTCTGCTCAGGCCGCAGCGCGTAGTTCATCTCCGCCTCGACCTTGGCGAAGTAGGCCTCGTCCTCGGCGGTGAGCGTGACACCGTCCGGATCGAGCTCGTTGATGGGATCCCGGAACCACGGATAGAAGTGGAAACGGTAGTCCATCGCCGTCAGCTTGGCCGTGCCGGCGCGGATCTGCCGGTCCAGCTCGATCGCCGTCTGGCAGCGCTCGTAGAAGTCGCCGGCGGCGCCATAGGCGGTCGACTCGATCACCACGATGTTGCCGGAGGCGATCGCGTTCAGTGCGCCCGAAGCCACCTCCCCTGCCCGCTCCGGGTACATGGCGCACATCGGTCCGTACTCGGAGATATGCAGGAAGGTCAGCGTGCCGCCACGGTGCGACACCGAGACCTCGATGCTGGAGCCGTTGGCCAGCTCCAGGACACCGTCGCGCATGTCGCGCCGGACTGCCGGCCGGATCTTCTTCAGCCAGTCCGGCAGGTTGTCGTAGGCGTACAGCACCTTGCTGCGGAAGAACTTGGCGGCATCGCCTGCGGTATGAGCGACCACACCGGCCTTGGTGTTCTTCTTGAACAGCGCCATGTCCAGGGCGCGGATACAGGCCCAGGTCGTGATGCCGTGCTGGCGCGACTTCAGCGCCAGATTCAACGTGTGCAGGTTGTCATCGAGGTCGGCCTGCACCTCATTCAGCTTGAACTGCACCCGCCGACCGAACTTGTCGGTGATGTAGTACAGGTTGTTCAGCCGCCACCACCGATCCCCCAGCTTCTCAATGATCCTGCTGGCGTCCTGGTCGCTCAGTTCTTCCACGGCCTACTTGCTCCGTGACGCCGACGGCCCGGGGCCGGTATCGGATCCGTCGATCAGATCCATCACGTCGCCCAGGATCCGTGTCTGGGTTTCGATCGGGCCGCCATCCTTGCCGGTGTGCTCGACCTTCTTGGCGAACATCCCGAAGTGCGTGCCGAGGGTCTTCACCGCGTCCAGACGGCTCACCAGCTTGATCTTCTTGGTCAGGCCCACCGCACGGCGTTCGTCGCCGCGCCCCTCCCACTCTTCGAACACCTCAACGCCCTGGACGAGGCTGGCCTCTTCGACCGTGAGCTCACTCATCGGCTTGAGGTTGCCGTGCTGGTCGAACAGGGTGCGGATGTCGCCCAGCGCCATGAACGCAAGCCGGGCCAACACCGCCTCCTGATCGACCCGCTGCGACAGCAGCAGCTCTTCCTTCCGGCCGGCCAGGTAGGCCTGCACCTTGGCGTTGGCCAGCAGCCTCGCGGCAGCGGCGCTGGCCGCAGCGCCGGTGGCCTTGTAACCGGCACGCATGTAAGCGGCGGTGCCATTGAAGTCGACCAGGTACTCGTCCGCGAACCGCCGTTGCTGGTCCTGCAGGCCCGTCGCCGGGTCGATCTTTCCGGCCACTGGCTGGGTTCCTCTCAGATTGATCAAAGTTGAGCAGTGGGGCCGTCACCAGCCTCCATTGGGAGCTCCACACGCGCCGGCCATGGGAATGTTTCAGGCTGCGGCAGAAGCGGACGCACCTGCTCCCAGGTCTCGATGCCGGCAGGCGGTGCAAGTACAAGCTGCTCCAGCCGCTGGTTCACTGCATCGCGCCAAGCAACCAGCGCCCGCGCTTCCAAGCGGTACCGCTCCACGCCGCTATTGAAGTAGCTGGCGCAGTTCGCCAGGTCATCGTATCCGCGCGCCTTCACCTCGGAATTCATCCATGCAAACGCCGCTTCGCGGATTGCCCGGAAGTGCTCCGGCGAGTACAGCACGTACGCTGGCCCAATGGGCATGGGCCTGTTGCCCTCCTTCAGCCACTGCTGATACCGGTCCCACAGCCAGGTTCCCTCAGATATCCATGACTGGCGTTCGGGGCAGTAGACAACGGTGGGATCCGCGGTCAGTTGATACATGGTCAGATCTCCGCATCCGCAAAGCAGTAGCTTGCAACGGCAGAAGGAGCCCGCCCGTCCATGCTGAACCAAGTGGTGGACCCGCGCGGATTCAAAGTCGCCGGAGAAATCGAGTTGCCCAGCACAGTGAGAGTTGGAACGACGCGTTTGGGGACCTTGTAGTAGTAGGTCGAGTAGTAGGGCCCGTCGGCGTTGGCGATGAACCCAACTGGCTCACCATATCGATAGCACAGCAGCAGCTCCACCCCTGGCTCCCGTTTCTTGAAAGGCGTTGCCACCGCACCCGCTTCCCACTTCATCTGCCCGAAGTAGAGCGAACCAGTCTGCAAGCCCAGACCGGCAGTACGTCCACTGAAATCCGAGCCAGCGGTTGTCCAGATGGCAACCACGGCTGCACTGCCCACCCCTGCAGTCTTTCCGGCGACGGACGGAAGCGTAACGGTCTTGGTTATGATGTTCAGGCCGGCGGCTAGAGTGAAAACCTCTGGAGCAATCCCCAGCAAAAATCCCGAGCCACCTGCTCCAAACGTCTGCACAAACTCGACGGCGATTTTCCGCCCTGCTGCACCAGGATTGAACACCCTGAAACTCAGCGTGGATGGCACGCCCGCGAATGTACGGCAGTCTTCCACGCGTTGTTCGAACACTTGATGTGCGCTGCTGGCACTGCTGTTCCCAGTGAGAGTGACGATGAGGTTGCTTTCACTGCCCGGAAAGTTGGTGTCGCCAGGCAACAAGGTGTTCTTTGCAAGGGTCTGGCCCGATACACCCCCCTGCTGCATGAACCAGCGATCAGGGCCGTACACCGCTGTGGTCGCGAAGGATGTTCCCCTCTGCCAAACGTCGAAATCGCCGTTTATCAGCCGGTTGCCGCCTGCATAGCCCTCTGTGAGCAGCCCGGACAACGTGTCACCGACCGACAGCTCTTCGATCCGTCCAGTAGCCTGGTTGAGAATGAGCGGCGTTTGAATCGTCATCCGGTCGTCGCCTGCACTTCGAATGTTCCACCGGCCCTGATCCCAATCGTGAGCGTGAACGTGGTCGACAGAGGCAAGGAAACAATGCCGCCGCTACGCAGACCAACGGGCAGATAGAGCGGAACACCTATCAGGATGTCGCCGGCGGGAAGCTCCCTGGTGCGATTGCTCGCGTCGAGGACGAGCGGACGGCGCGCTGCCATATCAGGCCCTGACCACCGGGTTGCCGATTTCGGCGTTGATCTCGCCCACGTCGGTGGCCACGCCCAGAATCTGCAGGATGTGGCCCGCCGTCGTGGTGCCAGACGCCAGCGGTACAACGCCGCCCGGGGTGGTATGGCTCAGGACGTAGGTCGCGCCGGGGATCAGGCCCGAAAGCGAGCTGTTCGGCCCTTCGAAGTACACGGTAGCATCGCTGCCGATGGCGCCGACACCGGCGCGCACGAATCCATGGGCACGCTTGCCGGCGTTGGCGGCGCTGGCATCAGCCTTGCGCACCTTGGCAGTGCCGGCGTCGTCCCAGATGTTCACGTAGTCGCCGGCGGCCAGCACCTCGCTGGCCGGGTAGATCTTCGTGTCCGCGCCAATGCCAGCCGGCAGCAGCGAGTCGTCGAAGCGGCCATCCGGGCCGAGGGCCGCGATCTTGCCAGCGTCGGAAGCGCCCGCCGACGCGGTGACGCCCTCGACCTCAGTGGTGATGTTGTTCTTGAGCTGCAGGGTCTTGTCGGCCATGGGTTCAGATCCGCGCGATGGGTGAGTCGAAGTCGATCATCAGGGTGGTGGCGTTGAGCGCGCGGCCGACGCACAACAACCAGCCGGTGGCGCCAGGGTTTTGTGTCAGCCCTCCGTCGGCGCCGCACCACACCGCGCCGTCGCGCCAGGTCCAGCTGGCTTCCACGATCGTGCCGGCTAGGCGCACGGCGACTTCGCCGGTGTTGGCCGACTGCAGGGCGATGCCGATGCAGGCCAGCGCGTGCTCCAGCACCGCCGTGTCGGGGTGGTAGGCCTTGCCGTTGTCCAGGCGAACCACGCGGTGGCCATGGATCGGCTGGCCAACTGGATACGTCGCTTCTGGCGAGGTGCCGGCCGGTCCGGCCGGGCCCTGCGCGCCGCGCGCTGCAACCTCAACCGTCCGCGTGTCTGCCTGGATTACCTCGACCTGTGTCGGCCGGGCCGTCGCGACGATCGGCGTGCGGGGATCGCGGATGGCGACGGCACCGCGGCGCTCGACCACGATCACGCGGGCCGCGCCCTCGCTGGCTCGAATCACAGGCATCAGCGTGTCGTCTCGCCCTGGACAGTGACCTTGCCGGCCACCAGCGGGATCACGTACTCCGGATCCGCGCCTGCCGGCTTGAACAGCTCCAGGCTGTAGCAGTGCTTCACCTTGCGTGCGTTCGCCGGGTTCAGCACTTCGGTGGCCACCGCTGGCACGGTGATCGAGACCATCCCGACCAACGGATCGGCGATGACCAGCGAACCGTCCGAGGTACTGAGTTCCATGACCAGGGTGTTGGCCTCGGTCAGCCCGAACTGGCCCGCCAGCGTCCGCACCTGCATCCGCGCCTGGTAGCCGGTCAGATCGAACGGGCTCCCATCCGGGTTGGTGTAGGTGAAGTCGTCCTCCCACGTCGCGCCGCGCACGACCGTGAGGCTGAAGCTGGCGGGCGTCCGGCTCACAGGGTCAGCTGAGCATGCAGCTCGTTGATGATGTCCAAGGTGGCCGCCGCTGCGTCCCGCCGCTGGAAGAGGTCCTCAAGCAACGGCGAGGCACCGAGTGGCCGGCCCGTCGACGGTGCCGCGTCCGGCTTGCTCGCCGCCAGCACTGGCGCAAGACGCCGCGCAAGCTGCTCGACAGCGATGTGCAGCTCGTGCTGCGCCCGGGCCACGTCCTTCGTGGCGGATTCGATCGGGGTCTGCGGGTCTGCCAGTGCGCTTGTGCCGGCCTGCTGGTTCTGCATGTTGCTCTCCTATGGCGCCGGGATGGCGCTCAAAGCTGGATTACGTTCTTGGCGTCGAGCCGGCGCAGGCACTGTTCGCAGGCCTTCCGTCGCACGTCGCAGGTGCGGAGCTTGTCGGCCAGCTGGCCGACCACGTCCCCGCCGATGTTGTCCCAGGCGTCAGCGGCTGCCGGATCGGCCGTCACGCGCACGCCGGTGTCTTCGCCGGCGTCGACGCACGGGCGGAAGCACATCGCGTCGCATTGGGCCGGCACACGCTGCAGGTGCTGCGTGCAGCCGGCCAGCAGCACCAGTGCCGCGATCGGGAGAGCCTGGCACAGCCTCATGGCCTCAGCGCTGCGGCCAGTGCCAGCGGCCGGGATGGCTGCCAGATTCTTCGCTGGCCTCGTCGCGGCTGGTGACCCACAGCACGTCATTGCCGTCCAGCAACACCTGGGCGTTGACCTGGCCGTTCGGTTGGACCGCCACAACCAGGGCGGGTAGCACGTCGCCGGCCGCGGCCCTGTTGCCGACGTGCGCCTGGGCACCCACCGGCCAGGTGCTGTCCAGCAGCCGCTGCTGGATGGAGGGTCCATCGGTGCGGCGCGCGTTGATGCGCAGCGCGTCGGTGTCGCTCAGGGTGTAGTGGACGATCCGTCCGATCGAGGGCTTCTGGGTCACTTCGCGGTCCTGCTGGTCGGCCCGAGGGCCTGGTTGATGGCATCGACCCGGGCCTGACCCGGGGCGCAGTTGGCTGGCAGCGGCTGCGCTGCAGCTGCTGCTCGGTAGATGGTTCTGGTTCGCTCGCCGCGTGCGGCGATCACTTCGAGCCGCTGCAGCAGTTCGGCGCTGTCGGTCCGAGCTTGGCGCGCGATCCCCGCCGTCACATCCAGCGTGTCTTCGAGGGTGGCGGCGCGGGCCGCAGCCGCAGCCTCACGGCGATCGCCGTACTGCCTGACGTTGAGCCAGAGCGACATGGCCAGCAGGCCGGCCAGGATGGCCACCCACTTCCAGGCTGCCCACCAGGCACTGATCGCCGACCTGGTGATCACTGCAGGCGGCCTTGGCAGGTGGCCATTTCCCACTGCCGGCGATCGATGATGCCGCCGCACTTCGAACGCCACTGCGGCAGCGCGCAATCGCGCTTCACACCGTCGATCCTGACGAGCCGCCACTTCCACATTTCGGTGCATGCGGCCTGGCGCTCGCCGGCGTTGAGCCGCTTCGCCGCCGTGCTGGCACAGAAGGCCGGCGTGCCGATGTTGTAGGCAAAGTGGCCCCAGGCCTTGATCTCGTGGAACTCGAACTCGCCACGGACGCACTGGCCCATGTGGCCCAGCATGGTACGCACGTAGGCCGTCTCCAGCTTCGTGCACTCTTCGTCGGTGTAGCGCTTGCCCTTGACCACTGCCGGGCCCGTGATGCCGGCGCAGACGGTCAGGATGCCGGCCGAGTCGTAGTACGCCGTGTACCGGCGTCCCTCGTGGGCCGAATCGTTCGTGCCCAGGGCGGCCACCAAAGCGCCGATCAGCGCCAGCGGCGCGGCGGCAAAGCCGACGCGTCGCTTGGTGCTGAGCTTGGTGTCAGCCACGGCGGCGGATCCACGCCCAGAATCGCCTTGCGGTACCCATGCGGGCGGTCCACCAGGCCGACCAGTCACCCCAGTTCTTCACCATGACGGTGAACGTCTGGACGATGGTGAAGATTATCGTGCCGATCAGCGCCCAGTCGCTCAGGGTGTAGCCCGGCGAGTACGTCGCAGCGGTGACGCTCACGGCCGCCCCGATCTTCGAACCTGCGACCGCCAGGTCCGTTGTGATCTGCTCTTTGATGCTCACCGCGGTTCCCCCAATGAAAGGAGGCCGGCATGGCCCACCACTACCGCGGTTGCAAGGTCGCGCGGACACCAGCGGCGCGTCTCACGACGGCCCAAGTGCTGGCTTGAGTGGTGGCCATGACTACCGGCCGTTTGGTAGCGGGAGGTGGATTCGAACCACCGACCTCGTGGTTATGAGCCACGCGAGCTGCCGGACTGCTCTACCCCGCAAACAAGAAGGCCGCTGATCAACCAGCGGACTCCCACGTCCTGGTCAATCAACGGCCTTTGAATGGAGGCGCCCATAAGAACGCCCACTGTAGAAATTCAAACCTACTTTCGGTTCCCGAGGCAACTGCGGTTCCTCATGAGGAAGAAATCCTCCTCATGAGGAACAACTGAGGTCAGATATATGAACAAATCCAAGCAGCTTTGTTCCCCGGCGGCTTGCAGTAGGTGTCCAACCACAGACCGAGCATCGCAATTGCGCTGAGCACAATGATGATGAAAGAGACCATTGTTCCCCATGGCAGCCCCTGGGGTCTTTCTGCCTCAAACACGTCAAGAAAGCCGTCCACGAGGACGGTAATGGCAAACCCGATCATCACGATGGAGTACAAGGTCGCGCCGCTGTTCCCAGAGAAGCGGTCACATAGGTACGCGCTAACGGCAGCAATGGCCCACGCGATGGCAAGCCTGTTTCCCAGGATCAGAACCCAGTCAATCTTCATTCGCAACGCCCCCTAGCATGGCTGCCGGCCAATCGATTGCCAATGTCCAAAAGCTCATAACTGGCCCCACGGAATCAGAACGCGCTTCGAAGGTCGGAGTTTGGAAATCTCATTGCGAGTACGCGTCAGCACGGCTTCAAACTCCGTTGCGTTTAGCTTCCCCTCGACCGCAGCATAGAAGGCCTTGGTTACATCGATAGATCGCGTGCGCACAACTGTGGCGGCGTGCACCTCGCGATCCGTGGCCAAATCGTCGGCGACCGCGCCAAGCTGCCTGGGCTCCCAGTAACGAATGACGACAGCGCTATCAAGCTGTTCGATTTCAACTTGCTTCAAGACGCGTTGCGCGTCTCTAAGCAGCGAGTGAAACCGAGACGTCCGGCTTATCACCATGCCGGAGTAGTAGCCGGACAACAGCCCTGTGACTAGCCCAGTCCCGAGGCCGATCAAAATGTTCTCGCACAAAGGATCCATCCAGCGCCCCATTTGAAGAATTGTAGGGAAGCGGCCTGCCCCCCTAACAAACCTTAACAAATGTGATAATCCCGGCCAATACAGGGAGGGAGTCGCAATGGTTGAGACCGTACTGGGCATGACCGATCTGCAGATCAAATTGTTCACGGCGCTCGGCCAGATTCTTGTGGCCGTCGTTGTCGGCTTCATCGCCTATCGCCAGTGGCGAACCGCAAGGAGCAAGCTGCAGTTCGATCTCTTTGATCGCCGCCTCAAGGTATACGACGCGATAAAGTCGGTGGTTCTTCGATCGGTTCCATCCGATTGGCGTGCGAATGTCGAGCTGGAGATGTCCACCGCGCTGGCAGAACTGCGCTGGCTCTTCGGAAAGCCGGTCTACGATTTCGTTTGGAAGGAGATCTATGTGCCGCTGGTGGACCTTTCTGAAGCAAAGGCCACGATCGCCGAACCCGGACCGCTCAGCCAACCAGGGGTGAGAGAAGCGCGGGACGCTGCATCTGCGAGAGCGCGGGCCCTGCGGCGACAGTTGAGCGATTCGATGAAGGTGCTCGAGGAGATGATGTCCGAGTTCCTTACCCTCACCCATTGATCCCTGCTATGGGACGTCTCACGCACCCATGGCTCAGGCCGCGCAGACTCAACATGCGCAGCGGGCGCGTGGAGGTACAGCCTGCCCGCGGTACCGGTCCCTTGGAGCAAGGCGATTAGGGAAGCCGGTTATCAAGCCCGGCCCGCGTGATCGCGCTCGTCGGCACGGTCACGCGCGGGTTGCCCGAACCACAGCGCTTTGCGAAATCCCTCCCTGCCGCCATGAAGCGCTTCTTGCAGGACAGCGCTGGCGCACTTGTGGGCCTTGACGTAGTTGCCCTTGCGCATCTTGGCGGACTTGGCCAGGCCGGCGAACGGCTGGCGCCGCTCCGGCCACACCAGCTCGTGCGCCGCGTCATAGATCACCAGGCGAAGGCGCCAGCGATCGGCGGGCTTGCCGAGATCCAGAGGCCGCGGCCGCATTGCACGCACTTCCTTGGCCACCTGCCGATAGGCAGCGAGGGAGAGTCGTGCGATCGCGGCGGGGCCCATCCTCGTCGCTACGGCGAGCGCGGTGTGCTTCTCCAGCGGGTTGCGCATGTAGCCGACCGCGCCGGCGATGTCGCTGCTGCCCAGCGGCGCCAAGGTACTGCGCCCCTCCACTGGCATGCGGTAGCTCCCACCGACCAGCAGGCGCGACAGCAGCTCCAGCACATCGCCCTTGCCCTCGTCATCGAATCCATCCGGGGCTGCACCGCGGCGCCGCAGGCCTGCACCGTCGTCCGCCGCCGGCGGAAGAACCGGTGCACGGCGGCACCAAGCATCCAGCGCCGCCGCCAGGGCACCGGCAGGATCATGGCCAACGAACACGGCTGAGGATGCACCGCAGCTGCAGCACTGAATCTGTGCGCCGCGCGGGAACAGGCCGGTCGGGGCGGCGCCACAGCGGCCGCACTGGACTGGTGCGCTGCTGTCGAAGATGGCTCCGCGCGGCCCACAGTGCCGGCATTGGAGCTGCACGAGCTGCGACTCGCGACCAGGCCAGCACACCCTCGCCTTGCCGTTGCAATTGGCGCAGGACGGGATCTTCTTCCCCTTGAGGAACGCCACCTCGAGCTCGCGCGCGGCAGCGAGCGCGGTGGTACCGACTGCAGTTTCGTTCATGGCGTCTGTTCCAGGGTCTTCTTGGGATCCGCTGCAGCGCGCGCGGCGCGCGCATTGGCCAGCACCTGGGCATAGGCCTCGGGGTGCTGGTCCTCGAAAGCAGGGAGGGTGCCGCGGGCCCATTTCCCGCCGCCCAGTGGCTTCAGCCATCCGTCGGTCGCACAGAAGCGGCGCGGATCCACGCCATGGGCTCGGACACCCTTCGCCGTCGTGAAACCATCGAGCTCGAGATCGGCTAGCACCTTCAACGCGCCCACCTTCCAGGGCGTCAACTGCAGCGGCGAAGGCACACCTGCGGCCACTTTCGGCACAAACTCAGGCAGCTCACAGCGCTTTGTGGGGTTCCAGTCGAACCATGCTGTGGGACCCCACTCGCGGAGATCGCCGGATGCGCGGTCCCATGGGGCGGCCTGGTGCAGGCCATGCCGTTGCACTTCGCGCTGGATCTGCTGCCCGGGCTCCATCTTCCACCGGCCGATGCAGCTGTCCGGCACCAGGACCTGCACGCCCAGCGCATCGAGCATGCGTGCAATGCCGTAGTTTGCTGCCGTCGTACAGGGAACCAGCACCGCCCTGAAGTCCGGGCCCCGCTGGTGGGCGTTGCTCCAATGGGCCGGCAGGATCTGATCGGCCACCTTGGCGTTGAGCTGCAGCTTCGCCTCGATGCCGAGCTGGTGCCCGGTCGCCTTCCACACAGCGAGGATGTCGAAGCCGGCCGTCTCGGGGTATATCTCCCAGCCGCCAGCAGCGGCCAGGCAGTCGATCAGGCAGGTGCATAGGGCAGCCTCGGTTGGGAACCGCGCCTTCAGCTCCGCAGGATTCATTGGCCCTTCCTCTTGAATGCCTTGGCCATGCCGTCGTACTTGACGACGTCGGCGACCAGTTGCGAGTCCTGAGCAGCCCGGGCGGCGCGCTCAGCCTCGCAGGCCGGTACCGGAAGCGCGCGGAGCTCCGCAAGCCGGGCACGGGCCTGGTTGACCTTGTCCTCAGCCCAGAGCGCCTTGGTCGCAAATGGCCGGTCCTTCGCGGGGCGGCCCACCTTGGGCGGCCCGCCCGCCGAGCAGCGCCGTTCGATCTCGCGCAGCAGGTCCGTGGTGGCCACCGCACTGAGGTCGACGCTAGTACCGATTCCGCGGCCGCTGGGTCTCCAACCGCTCATGCCAGCAGCACCTTGATCGGATAGTGGTGCTCGACCTCGCGCTTCTTGATGCGGAACTCCTTCGTCTCCCGCCCCTTCACGTCCACGAAGTCGACATTCCCATCGCGCAGGAACACCAGGAAGTCCAGGACGTACCTGGTCCCGCCGGGCAGATGGATCGGCACCTGACGCAGCCAGAAATGCACCTCGCCGGCCTGCTGCCGCAGTTTCAGCTGCTCGTAGTAGCGCGCCTCGCGCTTTGAGTCGAAGCGGATCCCGTCCACCGTGGTGATCACGTTGCCGTACTTCGGCCGCTTCTCCATCGGTGCACGCACCTGGTGCTCGGCCGGCCCCCGCGTAGGTGCAGCCTGGCCAGCCTTGTGCACCAGCTGCTGCATGCCCTGCGGCATGTCCTCAATCCGGTTGTATCGGAGCCCGCGGCTGCTCATTGGCCACCGTCCTGCGGCAAGCCGAGCAGCCGTGCAGCGCGCGCTTCGAACGCCTCCAGCTGGTTTCGAACCCGGAGCTCGAACGCCGCATGTTCCTTTGTCACGTCCGCCAGGAGCGCGGCGCACTCGGCCTGCAGGAATGCCAGGCGCTGATCAATGGTGATCTGGCGGAACTGCGTACCCTGCCCCGCCATCGGTGACGCGGCAGCCAATGCGGCCGTGCTCCTGCCCGGGGCCGACGGCTGCAGGACCCGCGCCTGGCCTGCTGCGACCGACCAGGTCGGTTCGGCACGCCCATAACGGCGATTGGCCCTGTCTTCGCCCTGGGTGACCAGCTGCTCGCCGAGCATGCCGCGCAGAATCCCGGCCACGGCGGCTGGGGTGATCGCCGCGCATTCCCTGGGGTGGCCCATGGCCAGCGCCAGGGTAGTCATGCCCTCGTGCACTTCGGAGGCCGTCATCGGCTCGCTGGCCTGCTGCAGGGCGTACAGCACCTGCGACCGGTGGTAGCTGCGCAGTTGCTCCTGGTCGATCATCGATCCAGCCCTGCCGCTGCCATCTTGCCCGTCGCCGGCGGATGGTCGTCGTTGCCTGGCTCTGCAGATCCCTTGCCGAAGATCTCCGCGATCTCGCGCTCAGCACGGCGGAGTGCTTCAGGGCTGGCCGGTACCGGCGTGGCCACAGCGGCCTGGCCGATGACCGCCACCGGCTCGTCCGGCAGGCTACCGCCGCGCATCACGTATTCGCGTGCCTGGTCGTAGGCCTCCCGCAACAGGCGATCGCCCTTGTCGGCGCTCGAGGTTCGGTAGCGGTGGCCGTCCAGGTACTGCCACACCAGACGCGTGAAGCCGTCCTGGCGGCCGGTGTCGTTGCGGACAGCGGCGAAGCTCGGCACACCCAGGCAGCGCAGCCGGAATTCCGGCAGTGTCGGTGGCCACGGATCAGCCGAGGCGATGCTCGAGCCCAGGCCTGCTGCCAGCTGCTCACCGGTGAGCCCGGCAAGCCCCTTCGCCCACGTCGCGGCAGCACCGCCGCTGGGATCCTCGCCGTAGGCGCTGGTCCAGCGGTAGCCGTAGATCTCAGCCATGCGCACCCACAGCGTTCGCGTAGCCCGGGCCGTCAAGGGCGCCTGCTGTGCCGGCGGCGGCGTCTGCCTCTGCAGCGGCGTCACGGAGCTCGTCTTCTTCTGCTCGACGTCGAACTCGTTCGGCAGCAGAGCCTGAATTGTTGGCATGGTCGGTCCCCTCGGGTTTCGGTGTTACGGGCAGTGCCAGGCCTGCAGCCATCGTCTGGCGCAGGGAGCGGTTGAGGTCGTGGCCGTCGGCCGTGAGCTGGCGGAAGCGCGGCTGCAGTTCCAGCCAGCTGCTGATCGTCATCGGCTTCCCCAGCGCACGGCGGTGCCGCACGAACCTGGCCAGGACTTGCGGGTCCAAACCCGGCGGCAAACGGGGGATGCCGATCAGCTCGCGCTTGACCTCGTCGTCGCTGAGCTGCGGCATCACCGCTTCGTCGTCGCGCGCCTGCGCGTTTGACGATTCAATGACCTTTACTGACCTTTCATGACCTTTAGGGTCCGTCTCGCGGACCGGTTGAGTACGCGAGACGGACCGGTCAGGTCCGCCAGACGTACCGGTCGAGTTCGCGAGACGTACCGGTCGTTCTTGCGCACCGGTACTTCCCGCGTACCGGTCGGAGCCTTCAGTCTCTTCCAACCCGTCCGTGTCGCGTACCGGTTCGGCATCCGTACCGGTGTGCGTGGAGGACCGGTCAGCACCTTCGCCGCTTTCAGACCGGTCCGTCTGGCGAACCGGTTTAGATGCGCGCCGCGGCTTCGACGCGAATGCTTTCTTGTCCAGACGGCTGAGGTTGAGGCTGTATCGGTTGCTGTACTTGGTGCCGCCGGCGTCACTGCCGCCGCGGCGAATGGTTAGCACCTGGTTGTCTTCCAGCCACGCGATCGCGCTGAGCAGTGCTGTCTTGCTCAGGCAGGTCTTCTCGATCAGCGTGGTGAAGCCCGGGAAGGCCATGCCGAAGTCGTCTGCGTGCCACGCGATCGCCATCAGCACCGCCTTCGCGGGCGGCGGCATCTGCAGTGGCCAGCAGAGCTCCGTGATTTTGTTGCTCATTGCGCCGGCCTATCCCGTTACGGGCAGCCCACGCTTTGGACGGCGTTGCCCCTGGTGGGCGCGCTCCAATCGCTAGGGCTGGTGCTGAACTGCGCGCGACCCTGTCCATGGATGGCACCTGGACGCGGCTCCGGCGCGGGCGTGTTGAGGCGTTCCAGCTGGCTGGCGGCGCGCTCCACGGCGGCTGCACACTGCGCCTGGACGTCTAGCAGCTGCTGCATCAGCTCCTGCCGGCGGTGCTCGGTGGGGATCGGGCGGACCTCGTAGCCGAGATCTGCGGCCATGGCCAGGAAGAGCTGGTGGCGGCCGAAGCGGCGCATCAGCGCCCACAGCTCGCCGATCTTGAAGAACTCGGCCTTGTTCGGGTTGAGGCAGCTGTTGAACTTGGCTACAGCGCTGGTCCAGTCCTTCAGCTTCTCCTGGTCCCAGAAGCCGTTGTCCAGAAGGAATTGGATCATCGCGTTGCGGGTGTGTGCGTCGACATCGCACGTGGCCTTCAGGGCCGCCAGTGCGTCCTGCAGCCAGGTTTCATCGATCCAGGGCATGGGAGTCCTCGGTAGTAAGGGCGGGTCCTCCGGCTGGCAGAATGGGGGTGCGAACCAACCAGCCCACCCACCGGAGAGACCCATGAATCTGCTTGTGGAACAAGAGCTACGTCGACAGATCGCGTCATGCCAACAGCAGCTCAATCAACTGCGTTCGGAACTGGAAGTGACTGCAGGCAGCGCCTTGGCGACCACCATTGCTCTGCACGGTCTCATCGCGGCGCTGCCCGATCTCGACCTCGCCCAAAGAGCGCTCGAAACCGTTCGAAGAGACTTTTCAGGGGCATCCGATCCAGCCAGCGCGGAGCGCGCGATGGCGTTCGATCAGACCTTCGATGCTCTTCAGACGACAGTCGCTGGCAGGAAGGACATCGCGGCACGCCGAGATCGTGACCCTCAGCAAAACTGAACGCGTGGCCCGGCCTCCTGGTAGTGGCCGGGCCCTTCTTGTCGCCTTGGAATTCGCGCTTATTTGGCTCGTCGTTCATTCAACGCTCCCTTGGGATCAGGTAGGCATCGGCGTTCGGCCACTGGCAGAATTGGCGGTCATCTGAACAATTGGCGTCCCCCATGACCCCATCCGAACTTGAAGCCCGATTCGCCCAATACGACGAACGAATCGCCGCGTTGGAGGCTGAAAAGCAGGCGAACAGCTGGTTCACGCTGGCCGTCATTGGCAGTCATCCCGACACAGAGATGCTGCTGGAGGTAGTTCGCGCCGCCATCCAAACACTGCGCGGCAAAACCTCGCCCGAAGCCCCGGCCGGCGTGACCGCTGCAACCGTGCTTCGCCTGTTGGAGATCGAGCGTCAGATCCTGAAGGCGCAGCAGAGCCGACAGGAGCTGGCGGAAGCGGCGGAGGCGGCGGAGGCGGAGCGGCTGTTGGAACAGCAACGCGCTGGATCTGAGCAGGAACGCTAGAAGCTGGCTGCCGCTGCTCCAGCGCGCGCACCCGGCGCTCAAGCGCGCCGATGCGCTGCAGGGCCGCGACCATGACGGTGGGGGTATCCGCGGGCAGCCGCGCAGCGCTTCGTGAGGGGGGGCTTGGTCGATCAGCGGCCATGGCACCCTCGGGAAAAGGTGGCGATCTCCGGGTAGGCTTGGTGGTACCACCCAACCCCACCCACCACGGAGATCACCATGGACCAGGAAGTTGCGCAGCGGCTCGCGACATTGGAAGGCGCGCTCGTCGAGCAGAACCGGCAGATCGTCGAGCAGCAGAAACAAATCGTGGATATGGCCAACGCACTGAACAGCTTGACGGAAGCCAACAACAGCTCTTTCGAAGGCCTACTGACGAAGGAGTTCAAGGACATGGGCACCGACGTCGTGCAACAGACCATCATCAATGGCCTCCTTGCACGATCTGACGAAGCCACAAAGCGAGACGTGCAAGCGTCTCTGCAAGTCGCGTATGAAGCGTTCGGGGAAAAGATCCCCGATCCGCACTTCCTCCGCCAGTTTGAAGCTGCTGCGGAAGCAGTGTTCCCTGGCATTCGGCTAGAGCCTGCCGCTGACTGACCATCCTTGCGGCTTGCTGCTCCTGCTCGGCGATGCTCGAGCGGACACTCTCCATTGCCGCCTCGAAACGTTCATTGGCGGGCTGCTGGTAGTGCGCGACCTGGGCTTCCAGGTCGCGGACCCTCTGCCGCAGCGCGCGCAGCTCCCTGCGATCCCGGCCATGGCCTCGATCCTCCCCTTCGCGAGGATTGCTGAGGTGTCGACGGGCCATCAGGCTGTCTCCAGCGGGACGATGCGGCCGGCGTCCACGTCGCCGCTCGGTTCGATGCGCAGTTCCATAACCGGATCCATAACCGGATCGGCCTGCGCCACCACTTCGGCCAGGCCGCCCCGCTCCCGGCCTTCGAAGGCATTCAGCGCCTCGATCAGCTGCTGCAGGCTGGCGATCGTCGGGTTCGTGATCTGCCCGTGCGCCAGCTTCGTGAGCCACGAATAGCCGATGTCCGGGTTCTGCCGGGCGATCTCGGCGTACTTCCCTTCATGCGCACGCAGGCGCACCACGGTTTGATGCAAGAGGGTATCGGCGTCCATGGCCTCAACCTATCATTCTAATGCTAGGCAATCAAGCATCGAAGAGCGTTCAGCCATCACTAGCATGGTAGCCATGGCTAAACGTCCCTCGAGTGCAGATGTCATCGCCGCCAATGTGCGCCGATTGATGAAGCACCTGAACCTCTCTCAGGCAGAGCTCGGCCGCAAAGCCGGGGTTGCGCAAACTCTCCTGTCGGGGCTACTGAGCCCGGACGGCGCCTCCAAGAACCCGACATCTTCGACCGTCGACAAGCTCGCTGACGCCTTCAAGATTACCCCGTGGAAGCTCCTGGTCGAGGACATCACGTTGGATAGCCTCTTGGACCAGGAGGTCGAACGCTTGGTGGACGCCTTCGCCACCGTGCCACTAGAGGGCCGTCTGACAATTCTGCGCGTTGCAGATGCTGAAGTTCGGTACGCCCAGGGGCCGGCGTCCGTTCCGATCAAGGACACAGGGACATGATCAGCCATGGGAATACTCGACTTTCTTGGTAACGCAGCCGGCATCAAGGCGATGCAGTCGGGCGCCGATGTGTTCATACACCGCCATACGCGCGTGGTTACTTTCGGCCTTCCGTCCCCTTGGCGTGACCACGCCAACAAGCTCGTCAAGGAACGCTTCCAGCAGCAGTACATTCAGTCCGAATTCGATGCGGCGCTTCTAAAGCTCGCAGTGTTCTGGACCTGCGCGATGCAGAGCGACCCGGCTCGCGCCGAGCACTTCGCAGAGGCCATGTATGACCTCCGGACTGCGGCCGGTGGCCGGCTCACGCCCGGGTTATCCCTGGAAGTCATGGGACTGACGGGCCACTAAACCCTCATCAATCAACTGCTTAGCATCACATCACATCAATCTATCATTTTAGTGCTTGACTGATTGATGACCTATCACTATGTTGCTAGCCATCCCAAGCACGGATGGTTGAGCACATGTCTGCACTGTCTTCGTCGCTGTACCTGGCCCTGGGGGCTCTCGGAGCCACCGGCCTTGGCGCCTTCTTCTCCCCATCGTCCCCTTCCACAGACGAACCCGGCCAGGCCGTCCGGGCACCAGCTGCACTGGTGATCACCAGCCCGCGCATCTGCGCGGCGCTGGAGGTCTACACCCTGGCCAGCGAGAACGACTGGGGCCTGCGCACCACCATTGCCCAGGCGGTGCTCAACGGCTTCAACGACACCGGCCGTGTGCCGGACTGCGCGGCCGGCGTGTCCGCCGCGCTCGCCAAGGACTTCTCCCCTTACCGCTGGCAGCTCGCGCTCGACGCCGTAGACGCGGTTGTCGCCGGCACCTACTCCGTTTCCCCCGACGCCTGCGCCCGGGCCAATACCGTCGTCCCCCTGTCGACGGAAGCCACCTCCCCTGTGGTGGCCCGGGCGCGGTGCGTCATCTATGACCTGGCTTTCGTGGAGGTGCACTGATGGCCTTCACCGAACGTCGCTGCCGCATCTGCGGCTGCACCGAGCTGCAGGCCTGCCGCGGCGGCTGCTCCTGGATCGACAAGGATCTCTGCAGCAGCTGCGGCGAGGCTGCCAGCCATACCGCGCCCGTAATCATGGGGCAGCGCCTGCTGATCGCCGGCAGCAGCATCAAGCTCAGCCGCACCGAGGCCGTGGTGATGCAGGTCCTAGTCGCGGCCCCGGATCGCCTGGTGGACGTCGACGCGCTGCACGCGGCGATGTACCCGGGCAGCAAGCCGCCGTCGCGGGAGTCCAACGTCCTGCAGGTGCTGGTGTCGCGCGTGCGCCGCAAGCTCGCTGCCGCTGGCCACAAGCACGCCATCGAGACCATCCGCCTGCGCGGCTACCGTTTCGTGATGCCCCAAGGGCGCGCCGCATGAGCGCCCCCTGCAACATTGCCGCGATCCGCCACGCGGTGAGCGCGCTGCACGGCGCCGCCGACGATGGCGCAGACACCCGCCGCTACGCCGAGGCCCTTCAGAAGGCCGGCTCCGCCATCGATGAGCTGATCGCGGCCGACGAGGAATACAACCTTGCACGTGAGGCGTGGCTGGGCTCGCCAGCGAACCATGACGAGTTCCAGGCTACCCGGGACGCGTGGAAGCGCCGCCTCGAAGCCTTGGCCCGCGTCAAAGGCGGTTCCGCATGAACACGGAAGAGATCATCGCCGAGACCACCAGTGCGCTGTTCCGGCGCGTGCTGGCCATCGGCACCGCCGCCGGCTTCGTGCTGGGGGTGTTCGCAACCCTCGGATCCCGGGCGGTGCTGTCATGACCACCGTGAACATGACCGTCGACGCAGAGATCGACCTCGATGACCTGGTCGCCAATCTAAGCGCCGCCAGCAAGGACTACCTCGCCAGCATGCTGAAGGTCAAAGGCGAGGCTGCGCGCGCGCCTGACGGACGCACATTCGAACAGATCATCGAAGCCGCCTTCTACGAGGCCCGCGCCATGTCCCCGGTACCGCAGGCACTGGCTGACCTGTTCTGGGTAGTGCACGGGAGGGCAATGTCATGACTGCAGACCTGCACCTGCTGGGCCACGGCGTCGACGCAATCCTGCAGCACGACCTGGACCGCATGCCGCCGGCGATCACTGCCGCAGCGCGCGTGCAGCGCTACCAGCGCGCGGTTTCCATCGCACCGCCGGACCAGTGGCGCGCGCTGCGGATCCGCTTCGGCTCGATCTTCCAGATCGCCTGGAGCGCGGGGATGAAGCCGGACCTGGCCACCTGGGCGCGCAAGTTCCAGCGCATCGCCGAGGCCTGCCGACCATGAGGCTCTTCCACGTCCACATCCCGGGCGTGGTCAGACCGCACAGCGTCATCGCAGAAGCCGAGCAGGCGGCGATCGACGACGCGCTCTACACCCTGGGCCTTTCCGAGCTGCCCGAAGGCAGCAGCGTCACCTCTGAACAGACCGGAGACACCTGATGTTCTTCCGCAACCTCACGATGTTCACCTACCCGCAGCTGCAGATGTTCGACTGGCAGGACGGCCTGCAGGCGCGTGCCCTGAAGCCGGTCGGTCCGCTGGAAATGAGCTCGGTCGGCTTCATTTCGCCGTTCGGCCGCGAAGAGAAGGAGCTGCTGTCGCACGAGGTCGGCCGATGCGTGTGGATGGCCATCGGCGCCGAAGAGAAGATCCTGCCGCCGGCGGTGGTGAACAACCTGCTCGACCTCAAGCTGCAGGACATCGAAGAGCAGGAAGGGCGTCGCCCCGGCGGCCGCGAACGGAAACGCATCAAGGACGACCTGCTGCACGAGCTGCTGCCTCGGGCCTTCGTCCGCCCCTCCCGCACGGATCTCTACCTCGACCACCAGCGCGGCGTCGTGTTCGTCGACACCAGCAGCCGCAAGACCGGCGAGGCCGCCATGAGCCAGCTACGCAACGTGGTTGGCAGCTTCCCCGCTCTGCCCCTGAACGCCGAGGTATCGCCGCGGGCGATTCTGACCAGCTGGGTTGCCGGCGAGCCCCTGCCCGAAGGCCTCAGCCTGGGCGAGGAGTGCGAGCTGCGCGATCCGGTCGAGGGCGGCGCAATCGTTCGCTGCCAGCACCACGAACTGCGCTGTGACGAGGTCGACCTGCACCTGGAGACGGGCAAGCAGGTCACCAAGCTCGCCCTGGTGCTGGATGACCACCTCTCCTTTGTCCTCGGCGACGACCTGATCGTTCGAAAGCTCCGCTTCCTGGACGGCGCATTGGACCAACTCGACCAAGGTGATGAGGACGGCCGGCGTGCCGAGCTCGATACCCGTTTCGCACTGCAGATCGGGGAAGTGGGTCGCCTCTACGACCTGGTCCGCAAGCACTTCCGCCTCACCACATACGCATGAGGTCCCTATGCACCCGCATCTTCTGATCACTGGCCGCCTCCCCCTCGACCTCCTGCTGCCCGCGCTGCTGGCGCTGCCGCAGCGCGCGGCGCGCACCGTCCCTGTACGTCGCATGCCGGCACGCCACCGCACCACCTGGGCACCGGCGGGCGGCGGCCGGGCCGAACGTGCTCGCCGCCTGCGCCAGATCGAAGCCGGCACCTTGACCATTGCCAGCGGCCTGGTCGCGACCTACAAGGGCGAGCAGCCGTGAGCCGCATGCGCGCCTTCATCTGCGCCCTGTTCGGCTGCGCCCGTGACTGGCCTGATATGGAGTCGTGCGGCCGCTGCGGCAGCTACATGGATCTGCAGGCGGCGCCGCGCACCATTGGCCGCCGCGTGCTGGACCGCGTCGCCACAGCGCTGATCCGGCGCGGCGCCCGCACGCCCTACTTCCACCTGGTCAACGCGGACGGCACGCCGTACATGGATCGCTTCTGGCTGCTGCGTATTGGCCGCGCCGGCGTCGACGACCGTGGCCAGCCCCGGCCCTGGTTGGCCCTGCGCCTGCACCACATCCGCAGCAGCGACCACGGCGGCGTCTTCCACGACCACCCTTGGTCCTTCTTCAGTCTGATCCTGCGCGGTGGGTACTTCGAGCACCGGCCCTTCGACGGGCCACTGCCGGCGGTACCGGACGCGGTGCCGTCGGCGATCGCCGAGGAACCGTATTCGTCGACCTGGTACGGCGCTGGCCAGCTGCTGTTCCGCCGTGCTGAGGGCTGGCATCGGATCGCCCTTGCCGAGGACCTGCAGGCTGAAGGCACCTGGACGCTGGTGCTGACGCTGCCCCCGCGCGCCCACAGCTGGGGCTTCCGCATCCGCGGCCAGAAGGTCGAGCACCGCGCGTACTTCCGGAAGGAAGCAGTCCGGCAGCGCGCGCGGCAGCAGAACCAGGTCCCGAACGGCTCGGATTGGACCCCGTGAGCCATGGTGCGCAAGTCACACCCCAACGCGCGCCGGCCATGGACGGTCGACGAGGAAGAGACGCTGCGGCTCAACTGGCCGCGGTTCCCCGCCTTCCTGATCGCGCACGTCCTCGAACGACCCACAGCCGCGGTGTACCGGCGGGCTGCGGCTCTGGGCCTGCAGAAGGCCAACGACTTCCATACCCAACCGCTGGCCGCGCTCTGGAACGGGACGCAGGAGCCGGGATCGATCGCCTCGCGCTTCAAGCCCGGCACCACACCATCGAACAAGGGACTGCGCAGGCCGGGCTGGCACGCCGGCCGAATGCGGGAAACCCAGTTCAAGAAGGGGCGGCCGGCCAGCGAGGCGCGCAACTACGTGCCGATCGGGACCGAGAAGGTCGATCCGAAACGGAAGGTGCTGATGCGCAAGGTCACAGACGACCCAGCCCTGTTCCCGGTCAATCGCTGGCGACCGGTGCACGTGATGGTCTGGGAGGCGGAAAACGGCCCGGTACCGGAGGGACACATCGTGGTGTTCCGGCCGGGCCTGAAGACGCTGGTCGCCGCAGAGATCACTGCTGATCGCCTCGAGACTGTCACCCTCGCCGAGAACATGCGGCGCAACAGCTACCACAACCGGTTCCCTCCGGAACTGAAAGAACTGGTCCACCTGAAGGCGCGAATCACCCGCCGGGTCAGGAGGCGAATCAAGGAGCAAGAAGAAGATGAAGAACAAGGTCAGTGATGTGCGCGATCACCTGGTGGCCATGCTCGAACGCCTGGGCGACGACGACCTGAGTGCAGAGCAGATGGGCCAGGTCATCGAGCGCGCCAAGGCCACCACCGTCGTGGCCACCACCTACATCGGCGCGGTGAAGGTCGAGCTCGACGCAATCCGGTTGGCTCACGAAACCGGGAACCTGACGGCGGCGGTTGCCGAGCCCCAGCAGCTCCCCACGCTGCCGCCGAGCCAGAGGCGCTGACGATGACTGCCAAGCGACCCGCGCCGGCCTTCGCCTGCGACATTGCCGCGGGCCCTGATCACACTGCCGTTGCAGAGATCGTGGCCGGCAAGGTCACCAACGTCCGTCATCTGCCTCGCCAAGATCCGCTCACGAAAAAGTCGCAGGTTCTCCTAGTGCTGAAGGCCGGCGGACGCATCGTCACCGGCCACCGCCCGGGCCTGCTGCAGCTGCTCGACGCCGAGGACAGCCCAGTGCCTGCCTGGCAAACCGCCCTGAAGGCTGCCCAGCCCTCCCCCGCACGTTCCGGAGATACCCATGAACCGCAGTGACGTCCTCCCCCGCTTCCTTGCCGATACGGCCACCCATGAGCTGCGGATTGTGGTGGACGACGGCGTGCACCGCCACCTGCAGTTCCGGCGCCCCGGCACCTACTGCTACGGATTCGACATCGTGACCTGGCCCGGACACCTGGCGATCTCCGGCGACATGGGCACCGCCGTTTTCAACCGCCTGCACGACATGTTCGAGTTCTTCCGCGCAACGCCTGCAGAGCATGAGAAGGCCGGCGGCCTGTTCGTAAACGACGGCTACTGGGCCGAGAAGTGCGAGGCCAACGACGGTGGGAAGAAGGAATTCAGCGCGCGCCTCTTCCGCGACCTGGTGATGCGCCTGTTCAAGGAATACGTCGAGGAACGCGTAGACCCTGACGACTTGGCGGATCCGGACACGCGCCCGGAATGGGTGGCCCGGCTGTGGCAGGAGCTCGAGCTCGAAGTGCTGAATGACTCGGAAGACCATGACGCACTGAGCAATGCGATCGGCGCTATGTCGGACTTCGCGCCGAGCGACCCCGACTACAGCGACTTCCAGATCACCGACGCCTGGGAATACGCATCGTCCCTGCAGCAGTACACCTTCCACTTTCTCTGGCGCCTGTACGCGATCGCCCGCGCGATCCGCGCCTATGACGATGCCGCCGGCGCAGCCGAACCGACAGGCCTGCCCAGCGATATTGCCGCGCCGGCGTCACTGGCGGAGGCCGCCCATGCGTGAGCGTCCCAGCCTGTTAAATGGCGATGCAGTGTGGCTCGCGCGAGCTTGGCGCAGACCTGCGCCAAGCCGAACCGAAGTCGCAATGCGATTCTCAGCACTTTCCACCAAGTTCCGCGATGTAACGCTCCACAGCCACCATCGCCAGCTGCATAGCATCGCCCTTGTTGCGGATCACACCACGATCCCTCACCTCGACGGCAACACCGTCGACCGTAGCCGTGAACTGGAACACCTCCCCCGCCTGACTAGTAACAGTCACGAGGAACCTGTGGCCATCGATCACGCCCCTGAGAGTGCGGCGAAAGCCTTCTGTCTCCATGTTGGATCCCCCGCCATCGACGGGGGTCAATTTACGCCACGCGATACCCAACTGAATAGGTCCATCTTTGGCGACTCAGATGAGGAGACGCCGATGTCTGATCAGCAGCTCCCATCAATACCAATCTCTACCCATGAGGTCGCAGAGCAGGAGCTCTGTCTTCTCTCTTGCGTCCTGCTGCGACAGAACCGGAATCGACAGGCGCGTGAGACTAGGTCCGTTCATCACGTGAACCGCAACGATCTCGCCGCTGCCTGGAATATCCACCGAAACCCTGCACGTAACCACCCTGCCCCTGATTGCGAAGACCCAATCCTCGTGCCACCTGCCGCTCTCCGGCATCCAGTGCTCCCTTTCCTATGCATCCTGCATCGCAGCATAAATGAGCTAACAGCCGCGAGGTGTTCCACCCATGGCCAAGCTGCCTCCCGCCGCGCTGACCTGGTCGTTTGCTGGGGGCGGGTTCCAAGCCGGCCTCGCCCCCCCGTGGGAGATCAGCCGCAGATGCCACGCCGCGCCCTTCCACGGCCCCGACGAGCGCCCATCTGTCCTCTGGAGCCTGCAGGCGGTGCCCCATGAGTAGCTACGGACCCTCGTCACGAGGATTGTCGAGGACCGGATCCCCCGCGAACCTGCGCCCGGTCCGATTCGTCACGCTCAAGCAGTTTGAGGCGCTGACCGGCTACACGGTCGACGCGGTCAACTCGAAGATCAAGCGCGGCGATTGGCTAGAGGGCGCGGTGTTCATCAAGGCGCCAGATGGAAGAAACCTGATCGATTTGGAGGGATACGAAGAGTGGGTAGTCCAAGGCAGAGCGGCGTCAGGCCAGCTTCACAAGGCAGCATCGAGATAACCTTTCACTACCGCGGCAAGCGCTGTCGCGAACGGCTGAAGCTGCCCCCGACCGCACGAAATCTGCGGTACTGCGAAAACCTGCTGGGCCAGATCAAGATCGAGATCGAGAAAGGCACGTTCGACTACGCCACGCACTTCCCCAACAGCAAGCGTGCTCGCCAGGTGGCCACTCGGCCTGCAGCCCTGGACAACCTGGAGCAGGTGCTGACCCGGTGGCTGGCGCAGAAAGAGCCCGAGCTCGAGCACAGCAGCCTGATCGGCTACCGCCGCATCGTCGAGAACATCCTGGTGCCGCGCTGCGGAGCGATCGCGCTGCGTGACTTCGACCGTATTGCCCTGAAGGAGCTGGTGGCCACGTTCGACGAGTCGACGTCGGCCAAGCGCATCAACAACGTCCTGGGCCCGCTCCGCGGTGCACTGGATGAGGCCGTGGCCGACGACTTGATCCCGAGCAATCCCCTCGACGGGTTCAGGGTGAAGCGGCGTGCCAAGGCCAATGCGCGCGAAGAGGTCGACCCATTCACGCCAGAGGAAGTTCAGGCAATCCTGGCCGCTTGCCGCGAAGACCAAGTCCGCAACTACTGCCAGTTCAACTTCGCCACGGGCCTGCGCACCTCAGAGATGATCGGCCTCTGCTGGTCGGACATCGACTGGCGCAAGGGAACGGTCAAGATCCGGCGCGCCTGGGTCATGGGCAAGATGAAGGCTCCGAAGACCGAGTCCGGCGTGCGCGAGGTGCAGCTGCTGCAACCTGCGATCGATGCCCTGAAGGCTCAGCGCGCCCATACCGCCACCGCGGGCGAGTTCGTCTTCCATGACCCCAGGACGAACGCGCGGTGGGGGTCGGATCAGAGCATCCGCGCCGGCGAATGGCAGCGCGCGCTGCGCAAGGCTGGCGTCCGGTACCGGTACCCCTATCAGATGCGCCACACCTTCGCCTCCCAGGCGCTCAGCGCCGGCGAGAACGTCATGTGGGTGGCGCGGCAGATGGGACACCGAGACTGGACGATCACAGCCAAGAAGTACGGCCGCTGGATCCCATCAATGGTTCCAGATGCTGGTGCTAAGACTGCCGAAGTATGGTTGGCCGCTTCTGCAGCAGCCAACCCAGGGTGAGAGGTAGCGGCCTAGTCCAAAGCGGCATTCTTCCGGTCCAGTCTAGGCAGAGGCAATCAACCCTTCGGTCGGAATTGCACCACATTCTCCAATCGCGGAGGAATCAACTCCGCAGTAGTCGTTTCCAAAGCACTTGCCAAGATTGGCAGCGGAAGCCGAGCTTCTGCAGCGAACTGATGGAGCGGGATACCCGCCTCAGCTGACAAGTAGTCAGCAGCACGACGGAACAGCCGCGAGGTTTCCCTCTCAGCATCGTCGCCCGGCTCTGCGCGACTCCAGTTTCTCTGGCGCTTCTGGATGTTCAGATACTTGACCTGATCTTGGTTGAGGATGCCGAGCACCTGTAGCCTTTTAATGATCGCGGCGACGGAGACACCCCACCTCTTCTTCAGCAACAGCAGTGCATCCAAGGAGGTGCTATAGACATCCTTTAGGAACGACTCCGCAGGCAGCATCAAGGCACCCGCAAACCGCCACGCCTGGTCTTCGACCAACCGGAATGTCTCGATGTCGAGCTCACCTTCGACAGAGATCGACTCATGGAGAACCAGGTGACCAAATTCATGCGCCACGTTCAAGCGCGAGCGATCCCGCGTCGCGTCGGATGAAACTACGATGAAAGGCCTCTCACCATAGTATGCCGACAGTCCATCCATTCCGTCTGGCAATGGAAAATGCATCACAGGTATCGAGCGGTTCTCCACCAACAGCGTTACATCGGAGATTGGCCCCAATCCCAAACCAAGCTCTTTGCGGACCGAATTAGCAACCTCTTCAACCTCATCGCCACTCAGCGACAACGGGTCGACATCCGGCGGGATCTTTGGAATGTCTGCGTCAGCGTAATCAACGTGCTCCTGCATCGCATCCATAACCGCAGCAGCCATATCCAGAACCGCAGCTGCACGTTGCTGATCTAGGATTGTGTCACGTGTCCGGCGAAGTGAACGATAGTGAACCAAGGAGCGCGGGCTGCGCTCAACTGGCCCCACACCCCTCCAGAAGAACTCGATTGGAAAATCCAGTTCTGCAGCGATTCGCAGCAACGTCTCCGGCGCGGGCACGCGATCCCCGTTCTCAAACTGGCTCAAGCCTTGGCGCGTCACATCCGTGCGTGCGCCCAGGTCAGCCAGCGTCATGCGACGCAGCGCGCGGGCCTGCTTCAGACGCCGTGGTTCAAACTTAGCTTGCACGATTGCCCTGCTCTGCGCGCTCTACGGCCTTGCGCTTAAATGCCTCATTCAACCTATCTTGCACCTCTTCAACAGCTCCCTTCAGAGGCGACTGCATATCCAAAATCAGAGGCGCCAGTCTCGATGCATGCTGATCACGGTTCGGGATCTGCAGCAACACAAATTTTGGCTTGGTCACGCCTGCGTGCACAAGCTGTACGTAGGCACTCTTCTCCACAAGACTCATGTCGGGCTCTTCCCCGGTGGCCGCGAACAGATCAGGCGTGCGCATCACAAGCTCGGCACGCGATGCGGCCTTGCGGACCGCTCGGCTCCCGTTGGCTCCTGCGTAATGAGTGGTGAAGATCGTCTGCCCAACCTGGAGCTGCAAGAAGCAGTAGTTGCGATGCCGATTCCACGCCGTAGAGGTGAAGAAGAGCCTCGTCTCCGCTGCCTTCGCCTCCAATGCGTGCTGGACTGAGATGTCTCTCAAATAGCTAAGGCCTCTTCGACCTTGAACAAAGCCGCCGAGCATCGGAGTGGAGGCAGCCAGTTTAGCCAGAGCCGCATAGGCTTCAGGGACCGCCTGCCCCAGAGCCTCACAGTGGCGCTCGGTGACACCGCAGTGCTCCAGAATTTGAACAGTATTCATCAGTTGACAAAACCTCTGGTTTGGAAGGGACCGGTTGACACCCCTAGTGTCCGCAAATTTCCACCAAAGACCCCGCTTTGTCAACAAGAACAT